GCTTTACCCAAATAAGCCTTTAAAAAAGGCTTTACCCAAATAAGCCTTTAAAAAAGGCTTTACCCAAATAAGCCTTTAAAAAAGGCTTTACCCAAATAAGCCTTTAAAAAAGGCTTTACCCAAATAAGCCTTTAAAAAAGGCTTTACCCAAATAACATTGCATAGATTTTTTGTCTAAGACAAATTATCGCCAACTTTTTAAAAAAAAGTTCACAAAAAAACCTATGCAATGATATTTACTTTAAAACTAATGAACAATGGCATTTACTTTAAAACTAATGAACAATGATCATCGGCCTGTTTATTTCCTAACCATATAAATAATTCCTTTGTGCCTTTGCTAGGATCAGGCTTTGGTTGATGGCTTTTTATATGCAATAATTCGGCCGATTTATACATAAGTTTAAGTTGCTTAAAAAATATATCTGCAATGGTAATTAGATCAATATTTTTCATTTTATGGGTAGTGTTATTTTTTTGCCGAGTTAATAGCCATTTATTAAAAGTATTTACGCATAATAGACTATCTGTATATACCTCAATATAATTATTACTCATATCCTTATTTAATCCCATACATACCAATTGGGCAAAGCAGTGAACTAATCCTAATAGCTCTCCCCTATTACTTGATGGATTAATTTTGATAGTGTTATCAATTTTGATAATATCATCAATTTTGATAGTGTTATCAATTTTGATAGTGTTATCAATTTTGATATATGGTGTATCTGTAGTGGAGATATTTATAATTTTGCCATTTTCATCAAATACTATTTCTGCCTCATCTAAGTAATATTTATTTGGCTGAACTAGCCCATCTATTATATATTTATTTGTACCATCTATGGATATAGAGCAAAAAGAAGCCTTAGCATTCTTTTTTCCATTATTTATACAACCACCATCAGTAAATCCAAAATAGCCAATTTCTGGACTAGTCATAATGGTTTTTTACTACTTTTTTAGCCCTAAAAACTTACCCCTTAAGTAAATTTGATTTAAATACTTTTTAAGTTATTATATAAATAGAATTTTTTAATTCAATTAAAAAGAATACAAATGTACAAGTATTATATAATAATTTTATTATTAATAAATATTCATTTTTGCAAATGTCTATTACTGCAACAATCATTATATATTCCTATTATAAATGCAAAAAAATGTAATAAAAAAATAATTGCAAATTTGGATGATATTATTGATTATTATCATAATAAAAATATAATAGGAGTAATGACTCATATATTACCACTATTTATAAATTATAATAAAATAGAATTTGTTATATCATATAGTAAAATATCTAGCCTTTTAGATATACCTAAAGATAATAAATTTAAAAATGAAATAAGAACATATATTATAATAAATCTTGGTATATTAGCTAAAAAAACAAATACTGAAATCACTATAATTTATTCAAAATTTTTAATACCTTCTATAGATTATTATATTGCACAATTATGTATGCAAAATAACTTTGAAATAGATATATTGAAAAAGAAACCAATTTCTTTATTTTTACAATTAGCAGCTCCTCGTATAAATGCAATGAAATTTAATAATGATAATACAATATCATATCATTCTATAAATGTAAAACCTCTACAGAATAATGACTATAATATAATATCTATTAAAGACTTTTTTGAATGACTTTTTACTACCCAAAAAGACTTTTTACCGCCCTACAAGACTTTGTCTTTTCGGGCTCCAAAAAGTTCACAAAAATGCTAGGCAAGCAGAGCGACCCGTTTGAATAAAACTCATTGCATAGAGATCGCAAGGAAACTTTTTACTGCCCTACAAAACTTTGTCTTTTTCGGCCTCCAAAAAGTTCACAAAAAAGCTAGGCAAGCAGAGTGGCCCGTTTTAAGTTTATTGACAAAGTCAAATCATCGTATTTTTTTTTTAAAAAGTGGATGACATTTGAATATTATAAATATACACTTATAAATATATATATATTATGGAGTATCCAACAAGTATATTCATTACAGAAAATGATCTATCCTTATTTGATGCATTTGAGCAATGGGCGGAAAATGTTAGAATTTTAAAATATAAATATATATCAAATATAAATATAGTATCAACCAATGCCTCAGATGCAATTCTAGTACATATATACCCATCATTAAAATGTTATTATTTTATAAAAAATAATAATTCAGAATATTGGCTTATTTTTGATCCAATTAATACTCTAAAAGAAAGCAAAAAAAAGATAAAAAAAATTATAAATATAAATAAAATATTAATGTCAGAAAATGGTATGCTTATTAGGAGAAAAAAGGCACTAAATATAGAAATTAACGTATTACTTACTATACTATGTATTACTATAATATATATTATGCTAAATATTATACTAAATATTGCTATCCCCATAGAGGGCCACTAGTTGGCAGCCTTCCCCATTCTTCAATAATATTATGAATATCTTCATACATAGATATAGGGTATGAGATTGATTCAAAAGCCTCGCCAGGCACTCTAATTTTATAATGCTCCCATCCAGGATATTTACTACTTATTTTTTTTGATATAACCCCTCCCATAGACATTTTCTGTCCTGAATTTAATATATCCATAGCATCTTCTATACGTACATTCCTCTTTGCAGAATATATAGTTGCAAAAATTGCCGGAAGTCTTATTTTATGTGTAGTTGCTGAGTCATTTGAGCATAAAAATTGCCTAAGGGTAGTTAAATTTAAATTAGATATTATTGTATTATCTAATTTTGCAAACACTAATTTCATAATTGGATATAGCTCACTAATTTTTATTTTAAATAAATATTCTTTAATCAAATTAAACATTACTGTATCTCTAATATGTTCTCGCCAACAATCCCCTCTCATAAAATATACTGAAGTAATGCCCATTTTATTTTTATTAAAAGCAGATAGGCTATCTGTATGAGATTTTACATATTTATGGCATCTACTGCTTGCAGTTTCATCCGCTATATTACTAATGCCATCATCGCCATTATGGATTTGGAGACAAAATCCGCAAAAATGGCCACCACAGCTAATACAATGTAAAGCCATACAGCCTGTAAACTCAAAAAATGGAACTAGACAATATGGGCATTTTTTGCAAGTAGTTGCTATATCGCAAATATCAAGAAATACTTTTGATTTGTAATCAGTTATAGCCTTAGGCTCATGCATTTTTTGCTCCAATAATGATATTTTATCTTCTTGCATTTTAAATTCAAAATCTAAATATAGATGTAAAATATCTATATTTTTTATCCTTTTAAGAGGTGGAAAATTATTATCGCAGCATGGGCAAGGTATACACTTATATACTTCCCATACACCTGCAAGTTTTGGCAATAGTTCAGCATTCTGCAAATAATCATTAAAACAAGATAGGCATACACTATGTGGATCTTCACCATCACATGATATATATGCATCCATATCTATCCCAGTATGCCCTTCCAAGCTATTTTGTACATCTCCACAAATTATACATGACATTTTTAATATTATATTATTTAATATCCAAAAATTAATTATAAATTCAAATTTAAAAAAATTGCAGATATTCAAATTTAAAAAAAAATGCAGATATTCAAATTTAAAAAAATTGCAGATATTCAAATTTAAAAAAATTGCAGATATTGATTACATTCTGTTTCTGAAGAGTTATTAGCAAATGCTCTATCAGTGCATATTTTATATTGATCTTCTGGGTCTCTCATACGCAAATTTGCCGCCGCTGTAGAAGATATAATATATGCATTAGTAGAATTCGCAGAATTGCGGCGCTGTGCAAAAATTGTAATTGGCGTATCTACTTGTTCTAATAATTTATACCCTTCCATATAATAATCACAGCTGTATGCCGAATTTCCAGATAATATGCAATTTTCATAATCACCATTTATATAATAGGAAAGATCCCCTATTGAAAAATTTGCCTTATCCATAGTCTCCACTAATGTTATAATATTTTGCAAAAAGACATTTATAAAAAAATTATATACATTCCTATTAATATAATTACCTCTATATAAAGATAGAATGCTATTTTGTAAATACGTTATAAAGTAATTCATTGCATTATAATTATTTACTGAAGTAAGTAATGTATTATTTACTGAAGTAAATAATTTATTGCCCTTCATTACATTTCCCTTCATTACATTGCTCTTAATTACATAATATAGTTGTAAAATATTAGCCGTGCCATCCCCAAATACAGCATTATACACATTACATAAATTAGTAATTGCATTTGCATTTGTGCTTACATTTTGTAGACCTAACTTCATATTATATATATAATTTTGTAAAATAGATTTAGGAACGGTTATATATTGAGCATATGGAGATTTTTCAATTTCTCGAAGTATTTGATAATTTGCAGTTTGCATCTTTTATATATATATATAATATATACTTTACAAAAAAAATAAATATATATTTTAATTTAAATTCCAGTAGACCCAAATCCTCTACTGCCCCTATCTGTCTCATCTAATGAGTCAACAATTTTTATTTTAATCCCATCTAAGCCTGGAGCGCAAATTTGAAATAATCGAGTCCCTTCTTTTATAAAAATCTTTTTACTATAAAATAATGATACTAGCCATAAGTACAATTTATGCATTACATCAAATGGATTAAATATAGTAATTTTATTAGCCGCTATTGAATTAGTAATTGAATTAGTAATTGGCGTATATCTTATTTTAGCCATAATATTTCCTCTATATCCACTATCGATAATACCAGTGCTATTTGCCAAATATAAACCCGTAGATGAAATACTTGATCTTGGAAATAAAAAGTAACTTGCTTGTTTATTTTCTTTTAAATTTATCATACTACAAGAGATACCAAAATTAATAGTTTCTAAATTATTATTATAAATATTCATATCATTAGGGACCGGCAAATCAATTCCACTATCTCCTTCATATTTCATTGCATATTGTCTATAATATGACTTAATTGCTGGAGATAGGTCTGAATTTAGTTTAATATTTAATTGATACATCTTTTCTATAATAATAAAAAAATAAATATTTAATAGTGTTTTTAATTTATGATAATTATCCTTGTTCTTTAATTTTGGACCTCTGCTCTTTAATTTTAGCCCGTTGCTCTTTAAGCTCTGTATTGGTATAGATAATTGTCCACAGATAATTAGTTTTGAGCCTAGCAATTTGTTTTATATATTGACCAATTGTACTCTGCAGCTGATTATATTGCTCTTGTACTTGATCGCACTCTATTTTCACTTGATTATGCTGTGCTCGTAGCTTATCATATTGCTCTTGCACTTGATCGCGCTCTTCCTCCATATCTGCAATAATTGTATATAGTTCATCAACTTTTTCTTTGCGCTCTTGTTGCATATCTGCAATAATTGTGTATAGTTCATCAACTTTTTCTTTGCGCTCTTGTTGCATATCTGAAATAATTGTGTATAGTTCATCAACTTTTTCTTTGCGCTCTTGTTGCATAGATTTGCGCTCATTTTGCATATACTCAATATCTCTTTGACTAGATATATGCATGTTATTAAGTTTCTCAATCTGAGCAGCTTGGCTTGCAATCTGAGCAGCTTGGCTTGCAATCTTAGCAGCTTGGCTTGCAATCTGAGCAGCTTGGCTTGCAATTATCTCATCACGACTAGCAAGTTCTTTTTTATGAAAATTCATTATCTCCTTTTTAGATATAAATAATTTATGAGCTATCTCAACCTCTTTTCGTAAATGAGCAATTTCCTCTATTTGCTCATCTCTCACAATTTCACATCGGCGTAATTTTGCCTGTTCTTCAACTACTAAATGACTAGTTAATTGATTACTAATCAAAGCTGCTACAAATTGTTTAAAATCTGCAATAATACTATGAAACTGTTCATTTTCTATTACTATAGCATTATATTTTTTTTGTAGTTCTTTTATTTCTTTTAAGCCTTCTGATGTCGACATAATATGTATTATCTTTTACCATATAAATAAAAACAATCAAATATTACTTGCTAGTATTCCTTTATTACTTGCTAGTATTCCTTTATACCAATAACTGCACAAGCAATCCGTTTTCCAGAATTGCCTGTAATTAGGCTCTCTTTGTCGCCCCCAAGTCCGCAATCATCCTCATCTGCATGAATAACAAGCCCTCTTCCAATAATATTGGCAATATTCCCATTTTTTAAAGATATATAATTATCATATATTGTTATATTTACATTACCGCCACCATCTGCAGTTATATTTCCAAGATCACCAACGTGCCGAATACTTGATGTATTATGTCCACCACCATGCGTTTTATTATAGGGATTAAAATGATCACACATACTATCACACATTTTAGACATATCGCCGCATCTATGAATATGAAATCCATGTATTGTATTTGACTCAAATCCAGATAAAGCTATATCAATTTTAATATTATTACGTTTATTGCCTTTATTGCCACCCACTACATCCTCTACATTTGAAAATATTACATTTCCTTTAATGTCTCCAAAAAATACTGCAATGGCTGAATATTGTTTAGTAGCTTTTCCGCCCCCTATAGCAGTTTGAGTATTTCCCATTTTTTTAAAACATATATTATATAGAATATATATTATATAGATTATAAATAATCAATATACATTTTAGCAAGTTTTATTAGCCTCTTTTGCTCATCTTTTGTTTTGTTATCCCAATGGTATACATTTCTTGCAGTTGCATATATTTTTTTAAACTTTGCGTAATGTGTATTAATTAAATTATAATATAATGCATCCCATATATCATCCCATTGATATGTATTCCCATCTGCAAGTTTTATACCTTTTGCATCATTACTTTTTGTCTTAACTTTGGTCTTACTAACGCTCTTACTAGACTTACCCCCTTCTTTAATATCTTCAGTTGTATCCTCGATTTTAGCGCCAGTTGTTTTAGCGCCAGTTTTATATTCTCCATCATTCATTTTTTTAATATACACACTGCTTGAAAAGTATGGTCTACTCATCATAAATCCGCCATCTGCATACATAATCATTCCATATATATTAGGGACCATAACCCACTCATATGAATCAATACTTACTACACTTATAAACCATTTATATACCTCGTCAGGATCTACCATAGTTAATAAAAAAAACTGACCAATTACCATAAGGCGCTCAATATGATGTAAATAGCTATATTGATATGCCTTCTTAATACAGTCATCAATAGGTGGAATTCCTGTAGTTGCGTCCCAAAATCGCTTTGATAATTTATTAGTGTGATTAAGGTAGTTTTTTCCAATGATAGTGGCTTTGCCTATACCGCTACTAATTTTACAAAATTTATCTGAATGAAATTCATATAAATATCGCATGCTTTGTTTCCATCCAATAAGTTGTCTAATATATCCTTCTAATGAGTTTAAAGGAACTTTTGAGTGATTAGCATGTATTGCGTCTAATATATCTTTATCAATAAGTAAGCCGATATTAAGCAATGGCGATAATATAGAATGATATCCAAATTTAATTTTAGAATTAAATGCATCTTCATATTTTCCAAATTTGTTTAATCTAATTTTTATAAAATTTGCTAACCACTTTTTTGCACCTGTGTGGTCAATAGGAAATATAAAATTATCCATTGTTCCCCAATTATCGGCAAAGTGTTTATTTACATATGTTTTTGCTTCTGTAATGTGCTTATTGGTATTATTTTGTGGAGAGAATACATCTTTTTGCCCTTTAGGGAATGATAATCTATTCTCTTTATCATATGATAATTTAGTAATTGGAGTTAATATTTTTAACCTATTTCTCTGCCATCTGTAGAATGAAGAATCATGTGTAAATTTCTTATTTTTATTTTTATCATAATATTCTTTTAAATCGGCATGAGTTGTTATAAATTCTGGAGTCTCTAACATAGTTATTTTTTTAGCGGAACAAGATAGTATTTTTTTTGTTAAATTATGATCAATAGGATTATAAAAAAAAACTTCATGGTTTTTTAAATCTGATAAATAATTATCTTTAAATTCATAATATTCTACACTCATACCCTTTTGCTTTAAATAATTATAATAGCTCTTCATTGAGGCCCTATGAAATGCAAGCTTTAATTTATGAAATTTATATTTAGTAAAATAAGTAGGCTCCTCAATGAGATAAATTTTAATATCTTTATTTTTTACACCTTTATCTTTTAAACATTCTTGCAAATATGCATAATCAAAAAGTTGTGTTGGAAATATTAAAAAAATAATCATTATATATTTTTATATATAATAATATTTATAAAAAATGAATAATAATGCATATCAAAAAACATTAAATGCATATCAGAGGCGAACAGATGCAAGCTCACTAAATAATGATTGGTCATCTGATATTGAAAATGTATTAGAGCAAATAAGAGTAAATTGTGTAATAATGAGTAAAGAGCATAAGACTAAATATTTGTTTTTAAAAGGGATTTTAAGATATTTTAGAATACCAATTATTTTAATATCAAGCATTGCATCTGTGGCAAGTGTTGGATTGCAGCCATATCTTGATCAACCAACTATATCTGTAATAACTTGTTTACTATCACTTACTTGTGGAATTATTGGAAGTATTGAATTATTTTTAGCAATTCAATCAAGTATGGAAAATGAGTTAATGGCATCAAAGGATTATTATATATTAAGTATAGAAATTTTTAAAGTTCTTACATTAGACAGAGAAAACCGCTCAATGGACGGAAAATCATTTCTAGAAACATCATATGGTACATATGTAAAATTGGTTGAAAATAGTAATATTTTAGATATAGATGAAAAAATTGCAGATCGGCTAACTCTTGTTATTGATAAAAATATTGATAAATCAAGCAAATATATAGATACTAGTTCTTCTGATGAATCTCCAGTATCACAATCAAATACATTATCGCGATTATCCTCATATTGGAATAACAAAAAAGATAAAAAAATAAATATCGAAAAAACAAAATCAATTGATGAATTGGTAGGCTATAGTTTAAAAAAAAATAATATGCTATCATTAGATCAGCCTCTACCACCAATATATAATCTGCCGCAAATATATCCATCACCTCCACCAATGCAGGCACCAATGCAGGCGCCAATGCAGGCACCAATGCAGGCACCAATGCAGGCACCAATGCAGGCACCAATAGCACCAACAATACAGACATCAATAGCACCAACAATACAGACATCAATACAGACATCAATACAGCCAACAATGCAGCCGCCACAGCCACTAATTTATCTAGCATCTCGATCATCTTCCTATAATGATTTATCAGATTTATTTACTGATAATTTATCAAATTCATTTTTTTATAATAATTTTGCACAATTGCCTAAAATTTCACAATTACCCAAAATTGCACAATTGCCTAAATTGCCTAAATTGCCCAAATTACCCAAATCAATATCCGATAGCAATTTGCAGCATTCATCTAATAATTCATCTAATATAAACATAGATAATATCAATGGAAACATAGATAATATCAATGGAAACATAGATAATGTCAATGGAAACAATAATATTAATGGAAACAACAATGAAGAAATAGATACAAATGATGACATCATTGGAATATCAGAACACAATTTAATTGATATTCAATAAAATAATTAATTAATTATTAAATTAAATATTTAATTAATTATTTAAATATTTAAATAATTAAATTAATTAATTTTTTTTAAAAAAAAAAATGAGTAAAGTTGCACAAAACCAAAAAAAGAAAGGACCAGGTAGGCCATCAATACGATCTACCCCACCACCATTAGAGCGCAGAGGTGTGGTCGATTCTCCTAAAGACCCAAATAATCGTTTAGAATTTGTATATAGTAATCCTCTTATATTTAAAGCATTATTTACATATTTTAAAAATATTAAAGCAAGAGATATACATATTAAATGCCATAAAGATGGTATTACATTTTATACAAGAGACCATTCAAAAACATCCAGAATTGTTGCTGAAGTTTCTGGAGCATATGTAAATTGGCATTATTGCGAAGGTGAATATTGGTTAGGAATAAATAGAGATAGTATAGAAAAAATATTTTCATCCATTGATAAAACATTTTTTAAAATAACAATTATTCAAACCCATGATGATATTGATAGTTTATTATTTATATTTAAAGATGCAGATATTGATAAAGAATGCAATTATAAAATATCGCTATCTACCTATCCTGCCGATGATGAATTATATGAAATTGATAAATTAGTCACACCTCAAGCACTATTAATTAATTTTCCCATTGAATTCACATTAACCGCCAAACAATTTAAAAAATCAATAAGCGATGCCTCAAATTTTAGCGATATGCTTACCTTTGAAAAGCTGGGAATTCACCCCCTACAGCTAACATATGCAAAATCTAATCTTATATATAATGAAGTATATAGATCACCAGAAAAGATTAAATTGCGATCTAATATCCAAGAAAATGAAATATTTAGAACCACCATAAAAATATTAAATATAAAATCATTAGCAGCAAGTATGGTTACTGATGATATTAGAATATTATGTCGAGAAGATGCCGATATACTATTTAGATCTGCTATAGATGAAAAAGCCATTGTAGTTAGCACTATCACAAAATTGCAATAGTTTTGCATTTAAAAAAGGCATATTTGCCTTAGCAAGCATATTTGATTGTTTTTTTTTACTAGGAAAAAGAGAAATGATCAGTGAAATAACTAAAGAAAAAGCTATGGCTACTCTTACTACCAGTAACATAACAACTAATGGTCTTAAAAGAGAAATTGAGGGCATTAAGAAAGAAATTAGCGATCTTAAAGAGGAAAATACCTATTTTAAAGAGATGGATAATTATCTTAATAAAGCTATTGCTACAAATAATAAAAATAATAAAGAACGATTAGAGAATATTAAAATAGTTTTGCTCCAATTAGCAGCTTGTAATATATCATTAAAAGCAGAAGATCTTGAAAGTATGCAGATACTAAATACTGTCCTTAGTGAGGACTTAACAAATGCTCAAATATTACAACAGAATAATAGAGAAATGGAAGCAGAAATTTCTAAAATAGAAGAGCTTATCAAAAAGAATGAACTTCTTATATACAACAAAAAGCTCCTTGTTGAAGAAACCGAACAAGAGCTATGCAAGCATCTTATTATAAAGATAAAACAAGCTATTGTTGCATTTAATAATGGGGATGGTGGGGTAGTGAGTACATTTCTTACAGATAAGGATTACAAGAGACCGCCTAGTGATTCTGAAGATAAATGTGCACTATCTATATGTATTATAGAATATAGGGAAAAGGTAATTAAGTTATTGGGCCCTCTTATCCAATCTACAGTATTTGATGTCCGCACTGAGCATAGTCGCAGCGATTCTCCATATTGTAATGGCCTGCAGGGTGTACAACAAGATATAGAGTTAATTTTATCTAGTATTTTAGAGATATTATCTCTAATTGATATATACGGCGATAAAATAACTTCAACTTTGCAAATTGATACAAAGTACCCATATATGTCATTTTTTGATAGTTTGTCTGAGTTAGTAGATAAAGCAAGCTGTGAGAATCCTCAATATTTATATAATATTAATCCTCGCGCATTTTTTGATGTTAAATGCTCTAGATGGGATACCATTCGTAGATATGACAACTATGGTGATATAGAATGTGTTTATTCATATGATAGTAGAATAAAAAAGGCATTTGGGTATGCATTACCTGTATTAATAGAATTTGCAAAAATTGGGTTTTTATCTGAGAGTCGGAAAGGTATTCTTGGATTTACCACCGCCATTAAAGCCATTAAAGCCATTAAAGCCACTACTGCACCTACTGCACCTACAACTTCTAGTACTAGACAATTTTTTAAATATTGTGCTAGTACACTCCCTTATTCTATAGGATTTAGTTGGAAAATGCATTTATGTAGTTTTTTGGGCAATAAGCCACCAAATGCTAAGGAGAGGAAATATATTCCTAAGGAGGATAATTAGCAAGGTTAAACCCCTTGCGGTCATCCGTTACTAATTTAATAAAGGGTATTTTCTTTACACTTAGATCGCTATCTAATCTCTTATGGATGCATTTTCGATCCCATCCGCATCCATCTTGTAATTTAAACATACTATCTTCAGCAAGGTATAGTATCATATGGTTTAACAATTCATCACTGAAATCTTCAGATATGTTGTAAAAGCAGGCTTGCTGTGTTAGATATGTATCTCTTGGATATTTTTGATTAAATATTTTTTCTAAGTTAAGAGATTTATTTTTACTTATTTTTTTTCTATAATTGGTAAATCCCATATTAATTGCCTTTTCAAATTCTTGACGCCATAATTTAATAATTGTGCTAAATTTTGGGGCCATAATAAACCAATTTTCAACAAAGCTAAAAATATTATTATCAGATGTTCTTGTTTTAAAATAAAATCCGGTAAAAAGTGATTGTTGCTTAATTGATTGATCCCGCATTCTTGTTAATGCATTTTCATCATTTATAATAATTCCAGCATCACACCAGCACCCCCCATAATGCTCTAATAAATATACTCTAATCCAATCGGCTTTTTGTGCAATGACTAATTTTTTAAAAGATGGCATTGCCTCATTTGGAATATATTGTGATAAAGTATCATTTGATAAAAAATTTACTTTCCATGTTTTTATTATATTATAATTATTTTTCCATACATTTTGTATACATAAAGGAATATCTTTAATACTATCCCAATATACCCATATTATTTTTGGAAATATATAATTAGTATAATCAAATGGCTCATTATCTTTAATTTCAATCTGCCTTTGCGTAAATTTTTCTGATATTGAATTTAAATTACTTGCATAAGCCCTTGTACAGCAAAAATATATTATAAGCAATAATATAATAAGTATAATTAACCCAAATAAATATAAATATTTTTTTTTCATAGTTGTATTTATCTTTATAATAATTATAATAAAAAAATGAATAATTATAATAAAATTTAATTGCTATATTTGATAGTATTATATAGTTTGACAAATGGATGAAGATAATATGTTGTTCTATATAGATATAGATATTGCCAGCAATAGCGATATCAGTAGTATATTTTATGCTATTATATATGGAAAGAGTATAGAATACATTAAGACATTATTAATAAATGGCGATATCTCTTTAAATATTACCAATCTTGTTCAAATGACTCCATTATTATATGCTATTACGCAGAATAATATTCCATTACTCAAATTACTAGTAGAGTATGGAGCTGATCCAAATTTTGTTAGCAATGGATTAATTACACATCCACTAATTTTAGCTGCTCAACATGGACATTCTAATATAACTGAATTATTGATAAAATATGGTGCCGATATTAATATATGCGATCATTCTGGAAAGACTGCATTAATATATGCAAATATTACTGAAAAATGCAATATTCGAATGATTACATTTTTATTAGAAAAAGGGGCAGATATTTACATTTCTGACAATACGGGTAAAACTGCATTAATGTATGCTTATGCATATGCTAATAGGAGTAATATATCTATATTTCAGCCATTTGTAAATAAGTCCAATAGAAAACATATATTAATATATACAACAGCAGCTAAGATGTGCCAGCCTACATCTAAAATAGGAAAATTTGCTAAAATTAGTGTAAATGCTAGAAGAGATTGGTTAATGCAGGTATCTAGTTGTTTAAGTGAAGTTGTAACTGCTACTAAGTTGTAACCACTACTAAGTATTATTTTTTTTATTATATTTGATTATCAAATTTTAGTAATAAAAAAATATGAATACGCAGGTTAGTTACAACATAACATGTCATAATATACTAATTTGTCAAGAAAATATAGATAGCATTCGTATTTTACTTGAAAATGGGATAGATGTAAATGCAAAAGATGATCATTTTACAGCATTGATGATTGCCGCTGGAATTGAATATGGAATTACTATCAATTTAGCAGCTATGCGATTATTAATTGAATATGGTGCAGATGTAAATGTATTTGGAAAGCATAACCTTACAGCATTAATGGCTGCTTCTGGATGGGCAAATTATGCCAATACATATGCTATCTCTCTATTAATTAGCAATGGCGCTAATATAAATGCAATAGATAGATTTGGAAATACAGCATTAATATATTCAACTGGGATCAATACAAAAAAAAAGGGCATGGCAAATTTAGAAGCTTTTAAATTATTGCTTAAAAATGGCGCAGATATAAATATAGTAAATAAATACGGCAATACAGCACTTACATATATTTATAATGTACGCAATGCACATTCTTTCCAATCAGTTATTAATAATCATTACAGAAAAGAAGCTATTACATATTTAGAGTCTATTAAAAATATTCCTGATGTGGTAACAACTACAGTAACTAAATTTTTGAAAATTAGTGTAAATGCTAGAAGAGATTGGGCAAGGCACATATCTAGTTTTTTAAGTATAGATGCAGCCACTAAGCCTAATTAGTATAAATAGTTTAAGTAATTGCATTTAAAAATATATAAAAATATATTATATTTATTATTTTTTTAAATCTTTTAAATCTTTTAAATCTTTTAAACTTGAATCAAGTTTAAAAATATCAAGTTTAAAAATGTGTGGAATTTTTGCATTACTAAATGGTAATAAAATAAATAAATCTGATATAGAACATAATTTTCAGCTAGGAAGAGGACGAGGACCAGAGTCGTCATCATTAGTAACAATAAGAGATAATTTAATATTAGGATTTCATCGTTTGGCCATTAATGGATTAACTCCAGAATCGGATCAACCAATTATTATTAATGGTATATATTTAATATGTAATGGAGAAATTTATAATTATCAGCTATTATATAGAATGATGAATAATGCTGCTTCAAATAATTACTCTATATCACCAAATACCGCTTCTGATTGTGAAGTAATTATTCATCTCTATATGAGATATGGATTTGATCAAATGCTTAAAATGTTAGATGGAGTATTTGCATTTATATTATATGATTCTAATATTAATAAAATATATGTTGCGAGGGATTATTATGGAGTTCGTCCATTATATATGCTAAATGATATATTTTTAGATAATAATTTTGAAGAATATATATTAGCATTTTCTTCAGAGGCAAAGATGATTAATGAATATTCTGTGACTATAGTACCCAATGCAGATGCGGGTTTAAAAACATCAGAATGTAAAATTTTACATTTTTCACCATCAACCTATATTGAAATATCACTAATAGATGATCTTTTTTTAGTAACAAGGAAGGTAAAATATTATAATATGACAAATGCTGGATTTTTTTATCCAAATTTTTTAGAATATCCAGAATTTATATTAAATACTATATTACAAAATATAAATTATTATTTATCACAGGCAGTATATAAACGATGCATCACTACTGAAAGGCCAATTGCTTGCTTATTATCAGGTGGATTAGATAGTAGCTTAATTACTGCATTAGTTTCTAAATATTATGCAAAAGAGGGTAAAGTTTTAGAGACATATAGTATAGGACTTGCAGATTCTGAAGATTTAATACATTCCCGCCTTGTTGCAGATTATTTAGGCACTGCACATACAGAAATTATATTAACTGAAGAAGAATTTATTGAAGTAATTCCTACCGTAATTTATGCTATAGAAAGTTATGATACAACAACGGTGAGGGCCAGTATTGGAAATTATAAATTAGGAGAGTATATAGCTAAATATAGTACAGCTAAAGTAATATTTAATGGGGACGGCTCTGATGAAGTATGTGGTGGATATTTATATATGGAAAATTGCCCAGATCCTATAGAATTTGATAAAGAATGTCATAGATTATTGGATGAAATTCATATGTATGATGTCCTAAGATCAGATAAATGTATATCAACCCATGGATTAGAGCCAAGGACTCCATTTTTGGATAAAGCATTTGTGCAATATTATTTATCTATTCCACCAGATATTAGGATGCCGCAGGGTCGCCAGTGTACAAAGTTTTTATTAAGAAGTGCATTTGCAAATAATAGTGATAGCAATATACTACCTAATGAAATACTTTGGAGAAGAAAAGAGGCATTTAGTGATGGCGTATCCACATTATCAAAATCTTTATATGAAATTATTCAAGAAAGTTCTATTGTGCAAAGTTGTCAAATTAATTCTAGTCAAATTACTGCTAGTCAAATTAATTCTAGTCAAATTACTGCTAGTACAGAGAATAATACAATTATAGAAAGTATAAATTTACAAAAAGAAAAAAAATATTATAAAGATCTATTTTTATCTTATTTTCCAAATAGTGATATTATTCCTGCTTATTGGATGCCAAAGTATACAGAAGCAACAGATGCAAGTGCAAGGACATTAAAAAATTATTAACCAGATGTGGATTAAAAAATTATTAACCAGATGTGGATTAAAAAATTATTAACCAGATGTGGATTAAAAAATTATTAACCAGATGTGGACATAAATATTATAAAAGCAATACCTAAAACTGCAATTTCTACTGGAATCATAATTTCTGGAGCTACTAATGTAAAGTCCATTATTTCTGGAGCAAATTCTATTAATTCTGGAAATTCCATAAGTGCCTCCCAAAATTCAGCAAGCTCTGGAAACATATCCATAATACTCATACCCGTTTCTTCGGCATCAGCAGCTACTTCTGTTGTAGTCTCTGCACCATCAGCCACAGCTGCTTCAGTAGACTCTGCACTAGCACTTGCTGAACCTTCTACGCTTGTAGGCGATATATCATCAGCCGCAGCTGTACCCTCTGCAGCCGTTGCCTCTTCAGATGTGGCAGCTGTATCCTTTGCAGCTGATGCATCTGCAGGCGCATCTGGATCTGCTGCATCAACAGCAGCTTCAGCCCCAGATACACTAGCATTGCCATACATATAATTATATGCATAATTTCCAGCATTATATGCCTGATACCCCATCATACCATATTGTGCATCTTTCATTAAACTTGAAGCGCTACTTTTAGCCGTACCACCACTAACAGCCGCGGATGCAGTACTTTTATTAGCACCACTACCAATAACAATTGTACCTGAAGTGGAAGTGGAAGTGGAAGTGGAAGTGGAAGTAGTACTAGGGTTAGTATATTTAATACTCAAAAATACAATTATTAATATTGCTACTACTATTATTAATGCAGTTAATACCCACCTTCCCCATGCATGCCATCTTTCCCAAGTTTTTGAATGATGTATATGTACAACTATATTTTTTGAAGAATTTTCCATTATTAAAATATATTATATATTATTATGATTATTATATTTTATTATAATTAAAATATATTATAATTATACTGCAACTTCTGCAACTTCTGCAACATCTTCTATCATTGCCCCACCATCTGAAGCACCTTTAATAGCTGTCTCAGCGTCATCTACACCAGTTGAAACGGTTTCAGATGCATTTGCAATTTCAGCAGATGCTGTACTTGTACCATATATTACATCATGTATAGAATTATATATATCGGTTCCAAACTTTTTTATTTCGGAACCAAACACCCAATTTAATCCATATACACCACCTGCAATGCCAGCAGCATCTATCCCAGTATCTACAGCATCTGTTGCTGTATTTATAACAGAAGACATACCACTACTTGCAGCCGAAGTTGTAGATGCTGCTAGAGAAGATGCAGATTTTGCAAAAAGAACAACAAATATAATAATTATAATAATTAGAACAGCGCCTACAATCCATTTCCATATTGGTTTTTTTTGTTTTTTTTGAGTGTTATTGTCTAATATTTGTTTTTCAGCTTCCCCATTCTCTTCTTTTAATAATGGTTCAGCTTCCTGTAAACCATTTATATTTTCACTCATTTTTATTAAAAATTAATATATATATATTATAATTTATTTATTATAATTAATTATAATAATTAAAATATAGAAGTAAGCATACTCCATACAGATTGAAACATATCTGTAACCATTCCAGTACCATCTGCTACAATATCTTCTAATATTACAAATGGGAGGTCTATCATATCTGTCATCATATTAGTTAATAATGCAGCTGGGCCGCCACCTTTACTTTGTTTTGCAGCACCTTTAATTTGGCCACTCCCATATCCACCACATTGCCCACCACTACACTGAGCATTAGCTCCACTTTTATAACCAGAAGCATTTGCTCCATCATTACCAACTCCAGCATTAGAAGCGGCATTTGCACCAGTTCCTTTATTTGCCCCTGAACCAACTCCAGCAGCATTTGCTCCAGATTGTACAGTTGCGGCATTACCTCCTGATCCGACACCAGCGGCATTAGCTGCAGCAGCTGCCGCTGCCGTATTTGCCCCTGTTGGAGTTGATCCTGTATAGTTGCTACCTGTTGGAGCTGATCCTGTATATTTGACACTTGTACCACTTTTACTACCTGTACCACCTGTACTGCCTGTACTACCTGTACTGCCTGTACTGCCTGTACTGCCTGTACCACCTGTACCACCTGATGATTTATCCCTAGTAAGTCCAACTGAAAGTCCTATAATAAGGGCAATAATACATATCACAACAATAGCTATTATTATTTTTGTTTTTCTCGACATACCATTACCATTACTATTACTATTACTATTGCGGTCGCCATTACTATTGCGGTCGCCATTACTATTGCGGTCATCAGTTGGGCCCCCTCCTTTCTTATTTAAATATCTATTAGTAGTAGTTTTTAAATATGATGCCCCTGTTGCTACATTACTTGCTGCAGTACTCAATCCTGTTGCTACATTATCAGAGAAATCTTTTCTATAGCCTTTGGTACTATCCCATTTATCTTTAAGCTTATTATAATAAGACGTTGACATATTAAAAAATTATATTAGTATTAGTATTTTATAAAATAATAATATTTATATTAAATAATAATATAAAAAAAAATATTTTATATAATTAAAAGCTATGTATAATACTATATATTTTTATACTATTTGGTATACACTCTAATGTATTTTTTTCTTCAACGGCTTTATTAATAATTGTTTTAAATAAAAATTTAATATTTGAATATTTTTCATCTATTGATAATAATTTATCTCTTTCAAAAATATCACTTTTTATAAATAAATTTTTAATATAATTCCATAAATCTAATCCATTAGCATCTAATGTTAATTTTTGATTAATAATTAATTCCTTTTCTAATTTTTTTATATTTAGTGATGGATTTTCTATTTGTGCAGATAGTATAAATTTATTATATTCATTAACATGGATTATTGATAAAGCCTTTGCTATAAATATATTATTAGAATATTCATTCCCAAATATAAAATTAAAAAAAAGTATATAAGTTAATTCTATTTTATTTTTTTCAAAAAATTCAATTAATTCAGAAAATCTAATTTTAAATTGTTTTATTAACTCTACAGATAATAATTCTGCACTATACATAACTGGCTGAAAGGTTTCATTTTTTACCGCTGCCATAAATTTATCTTTTAGCTTATTCAATAATAATTGATCACTTTTTATATTATTTAGTATAATTGGTTCTATTGTATCATTTATTTTTTTATTATATAAATTTATCCCACCAAATGGATAATATTTAAAACTAGTATTTCCCTTTTCTGTAAATTTTTGCCAAGGTAAATGTATAACCGCAGGAGATAATTTATATCCATTGCTAATATTATATAATGCAGCTTCTGTAACAATAGTGGTAGCATTTGGTAGATCTTTAGGAGTAGCAACAAATGTATCTAATTGAATATTTACTATAGTTTTTAATCTATTTACTAATTTTTCACTTAATGGAGATATTATATTTCCCAAATCTTTATATTTTTTATTGATAAGCGGATCAATATCATATTTTGTAAAATGTGTAGCGTTTGGGATAGATATTTTTAAACTATTTATCTCAGAGGTAATATTTAATTCAGGATTTGAGTCATATATAGGTTTTATTGGATAATGTATTAATTGAATATTATTAATTGCAACTTTTTTTAAGGGTCTTCTTGCAACTGTTTCCGCAACTGTTTCCGCAATTGTGTCTACAACTGTTTCCGCAATTGTGTCTACAACTGTTTCCGCAATAATATTATTATTATCAGTATTTGTAATATTTAGCAGTATATATTTTTGCCTTCTACTTAAATTCATATTTTTTTTAATTATATTATTTAGGTATATTCTAAGTGATAAAGATCCTCTATTTATTATATCTTTAAACACTATATCAGAGCCTAATGTAATAAATTCACTAAAAATTAATTCTTGTATCTCAATATATATATTATCACTTTTTAAAATATACATATTTACATGTAAAGATGTATTTTCAATATTATTAGAATATGAAAATGATCGTAATTTTTGAGATTTTAAATAATTTATTATTTTATCATTCAAATATAAATATATATTTTTTTTTAAAAAATTATGAATATTTTCATACAAGTCTAATATATCTAATATGGTAGTATCTACTAATTTTTCTGCATTTTTATTTAATATAGTTTTAATTTCTTTTAATTCTGAAATATAATTATCATATGATGTTCCTAATGTTTCAATATTAGCCTCAGCATTAAATTTAAAAATTCCATCTATACATATATTTAAACAGTCTTTCCATATTTTTAATAATGGATTTAATTTTGTTGTCATTTTAAAAATATAAAAATCATATTAAAAGATATTATATTATATATTATATATTTTTAATTTATTTCTAAAAACATACATGGAATCAGTTACTCCAAGAATTACAGATCCAGACTTTGTCGATGCGGCATGCACTGGCGCTAAAGTTGCAAAAAAAATAAATAAAAAATCTATTATATTTATTATCATAATAGTAATTATAATTATATTAATTATCGTATATTATTTCTTCTTTATGAAAAAGAAGAAACCAAAGGATGATAAAAATGCACTTGATGATACAACTCCCGAAAAGGTTAATCTAGAAGAACTTGCACTATTGAGAAATAAGAGAAGAAATGCTAAAAATTCTTCTAATGGTAATGATGAAGCAGTTAAACCAATGCCTCAACAACCAATGCCTCAACAACCAATGCCTCAACAACCAATGCCTCAACAACCAATGCCACAACAAGGAATGCCTCAACAAGGAATGCCTCAACAACCAATGCCTCAACAACCAATGCCTCAACAACCAATGCCTCAACAACCAATGCCACAACAAGGAATGCCTCAACAAGGAATGCCTCAACAATCAATGCCTCAACAAGGAATGCCTCAACAAGGAATGCCTCAACAAGGAATGCAGCAACAAGGAATGCAGCAACAAGGAATGCCTCAACAAGGAATGCCTCAACAAGGAATGCAGCAACAAGGAATGCAGCAATTTGTAAGAGGCGGTGGACGAATGGGTGGTCGGGGAGGTGCAATGGGTAGAGGATCTATGACAGCCGCCCCAAATGCAATTTCAAATGCGTCACCAAATACTATTGCCGAAACTAGTAAGCAATCTACTGATGTTGATGAAGAAGGAGAAGATGCGGAAGATGCAGAAGATGCGGAGGAGGATGTTATTACAAATCTATTAAAATAGTTATATTATATACATTGTTATTATTTTTTTTTTAAAATTCAATTAATTATATGAAAATGCCTAAATAACTAATTAAATAAATAATAATATATAATTATATTATAATTATTATCTTTTCATTAAATTCAATTTTAAGATGCCATCTCAAAGAAAAAATAAGAAGCAAGTAGCAGATGCTGCAGTAGTTAACACTGCAGATGTTGCGGATGTTAATGCTGCAGATGTTAACGCTGCAGATGTAGTTGCTGAATCTCTTGCAGTTGATGATAAGAAAAAATCTCCATTAATCGGAAATATTCATATTTCTAGAGCAAGATGTGAATGGCATTTTAGAAATTCTATTTCTGACGAATCTATTGAGACTCAAATTAAAGCACTAAAGGAATTGCAAAAGGCTACAACTGATGAAAATGAACTAAAGACAAATAAGGTTAAGATTGATGAATTAAATAAGAATTTAATTCGAATCAGTCAATATACCCCGCATGCAATTTCAATTATCTGTGATTTAGTTATTAAAGATATGATTAGTCGCGGAATTTCCCAAATTGCCCAAAGTGGTAAAAAGACATTGGATACTTCTTATTTTTATTCTAGTGATATTAATGAATCTTATCTATATCCATTAATTAAAAATCTATCTACCTACACTGATGGGTATAAGAAAGTGGAAGATATGTCAAAAAAGAAGCTAAAGAAGTCTGATGAAGAGGAGGTGCCAACTGAAGATGGTGGCGATACTGATGTTGAAGAATTGGGGTCATCAAATATGACATTTACTACTTATATCAATAAGGCAATTATTGATATCAAGAAGTCACTTGATACCAAAATTACTATTGGAACTAAAGTTAAGAAATACTTAAGTGATCTCTTAACAGAATTGATTAATAGACTTGCATTAATGGCTAAGGCATTACTTAAGAATGTTATTAATGTTAGAACAATTGCCCCTAATCACATTAAGGCAATTATTAGCTTACTATTGTTGGATGGAAATGTTTCAGAGGCTAATGTTGAAAAGGCTATGGCTACCGTTGATGAAAAGTTAAAGCTATTTCAACAGGCAATGGTTAAAGAATTAAAGACTGAAGAGGTTGTAGCTGTGGAAGGTGCAGTAACTGATGGCCCAGTTGATAATGCAGTAACTGATCCAGTTGTTTAAATGCACTATAATTAATTATATTTATTTTTTTTTGTATTTTAGCCGCAATTACTATATAAAAAAAAATATAATTATATAATTATTCATATTGATAAAGTAAATATATAATTTCTAAATTGGCTATTCTTCCCAATCTTTGCCCCCTTGCGGCTATTTGGGATTCTATATTATGATCTATTATTTTATGATAAAAGATAATATGTGATACAAATGGCAAGTGCAGACCTGCACAATCATTAGTTGCCGTAATTAGTAATATATCAATATTATTTTTAAAAGATTCAATAATATTATTTTTTTGAGTTTTATTCCCTTGTAATACTAAATGCTCAACATTGTGCTTAGATAACTCATTATGTAAAAAATGAGTAGTTTCTGTAAGAAGCGAAAATATTAAATATTTATTTCTTCCAGTATGTGGAATATCAATTTTTCCAACTAATAATCCGGAAATGGTTGGTGCGATAATATTATCACTAATGCAATAATTATCAGTTATTTTATTAGATGATCTTAATAATTGTAATAATGCTCTAATTTTTAAATTAGCTATAGATGCGCTTGCAATACTATCATCTTCTTTATGGGGCGAGATACTTTCATCAATAGTTAAAACAATATCATCAGCTAATGCATCTTCAAGATTAACATTATTACCAACTTTAATAAGTCCATTAATATTTCTATTTGCTCCATATGTTAATTCAGCTGCACAATTTGGGCATTTTTTTATAAATGTTTTTGCCTTATTTGCACCTACTGTAATACATTCCTCACATATTATAATTTGGCAACAATTTCCTAATACATATGCACAATTCTCTTCAAATGGTAGTGTACAGCATTGGCAATACCCTTCACGAATATTATCTCGCATTCTATTTAAAACCATTACATTTTTTTCATATTGTGCAGTTATCCGGATTTTTAAATTAGTAAGTTTTAGCACATTTAACGAATTTGGCGATTTTATATTAATTTCATTATTTTTAATATCCACATAATTTGATCTACCACAAATAAATTCATGAAAGTCTTCATCCCCTGTATGTAAAATTATTTTTTGTATTGAGTTATATTTATTTGTATTAATAACACCTGCATTAACAACATCTGCATCAATAGCATCTATATTAACATCATCTGCACCAATAGCATCTGTATTAACAGCATCTGTATTAGCATCGACGGTATTAGCATCTGTATTAACAGCATCTGTATTAGCATCGATAGTATCTATATTTTCCGCATTGTATTCATTACTGTTATTATCTAAACTGTCAATTTGACAAATTTGCAGAGCTTGTTTAATTCTATTTAATATTTTTAATGAATATTTCATTTCAGAAATATGATTTCCCGTAATTGATCTTATTAAATCTCCAATTGTATTAACTTCTAAACCCAAACTTTGTGCAGCTAAGCCTACAGCATCGGCATTAATCATTTCAATAATTTCTGGGGCAATATTTAAATTTTGAAATATTTTAGTTGATGAACCCTTTACGACAATTTTTCTAAATATAACATTTGTCGTATTAATGTGCTCATTAATATATTCAGGATCACATCTAATGTTAAATGCTTTATTAAGAACATCATCCGATGTATATGTAATAGCTGGAGCTTCTAGTGCATTTAATAGATATTGCTCAATAGATTTATTGCCCCTTACTGGTCCTAATTTAATACTTGACTGTCGCCTAGTTGCTGAAATAAACCAAGTAAAGCATGCATTTATTAAATAATCATTTCCTGTTAATTTTATTACATCAAAATCATCAATAATAAATCTAGATATTTTTTTTCCCTTTAAAATAGATATAATTGCACTAAAAATTGTTCTATTTGTAGTAAAGTGGATATTATTAGCAATTTCATTTACAGTTCTATATGTATGGGTTACATGTCCTATTTTAATTAATATAATATCATAATTTTTTATGTTTGAATTATTTATAAGAATTTCAAATTTTTTTAAAGAATGTACATTATCTATAATAAAATATCTTAGATTTGTAAACTGCTTTATATTATTTTCCCATTGTGTTATAATGCTTGTAGCTGCTGCTACTATACTAATTGGTATAAATTCCATATTATCTTCATATAATTCAATTTCTGGAAAAAATCCCCAATTACTTAATGGTGTAAAATAATTATTTCTACCAATTGGATCCTGGTCCGTAATTACATTCATTCTATTTCTATTATCTATCTCCGATGATGATTGAATTACCGACAATGGGAATATAATTTCTTTATTTAATGGTATTTTTTGAGCACATATAAGCGCTAAAGCCAATACTGTTTTTCCAAATGAAAATTTTACAGATAATACACCTGATCTTGTATGTGCTATATATGACGGCTCTAATGGCGATGCAGCCTCTAACGATGCTGCTGCTAAATTACTACCATCTATAATATTTAAACATTGCTTATTTTCTAAATCTATCATAGCAGCTAATAGCGTCGCTTGTGGATCATATAATATTCCTTTAAAAAATTCATTAGTATAAAATATATATTTTTTATCAAATTTTGATAATAATTTTGTATCATATAAAACATGATTAGAATCTACCCAAGATGGCGAGCATGTAACATCTATATAGCCTTCTGTGTGCTTAGATTCAGACATTTTATATGATCTAGTTGGGTATTTATCATCTATATCAAAAATTCTTATAATATCCTTATTTTGTGGCATCTTGCCGATAAATTCAATAGGTGTTTTTAGATGCTTTTTCATATTTTAAATTTAATCCTTAAATAATAAGACTTTATATTTAATTGTTAAATAATAAGACTTTATATTTAATTCTTAAATAATAAGACTTTATATTTAATTGTTAAATATGACTTTAAATGGGTTGCTCATCTAAATATATTTGATTATTTATATTTATAGATATAAATAGAAATGTCAAACTTAATGGAAATATTAAATACAGGTACAAAGATAGAGTTGATTCCTTTAATTGAAAGTATGTCCGATAGAGAGATTTTGGACATATGCCTAAATCCTGCGAATTTTAACATATTATATGATAAGCGTAGGTCATATTTATTTTATGATGATGATATGGAGGATGAGCCCAATTGCATTTTAGAAGCATTATTAGAGTGTAAATGGTCAAAAGATTTGACAAAGTCAAAAAATTGCATATTAACTATATTTAAAATTGATAAAATTAGTCAAATTATTAAAAACTGCGATCATTTGCGAAGAGTATCCATATATGACAGATTAATTAGATGTGAATTAATATCTGATGAGGATATTATTGCAATATGTGGAAATTGTCTTACATTTATCATAAAAGATTATTATGATGATGGTGATATTTATTATACGTATACAGAATTAACTGATATTTTTAAATATATATTAGAAAATAGGCCACAATATGCAAAATATTTAGCCACTATAGATGCTGTGGAGTTTAGTTTTTGGTATTACCATCTGCTAGAAGATAAAGATGATAGACATAGTGAAATGTTTAAAGAATTACTATTATATGATATGTTGGAATCAATGCCGACGCTTGATAGTTCTATTATACCATATAATAGTAATTCTTTAAACATTTGTTATTTTGATACTATTCTATTAATTATAGAAGTAGTTAAAAAATGCAGCACAAAAAGTGCAAGAAAAATGGATATCACTTATAATATTTTTATATCTTTAAAAATAATATTATATGGAATATTGCCTCCTATGATATATGATTTTATCTTTACTGATAAGACCAATATAAGAGGAAAAAATATTTATCTTATTTTGGCATTTTGTTATTTAAATATTTTTGAAGGGGCCAATATTGAATGTGTAGAAGATTTTTGCCAATCTATTTATATAGATGATTTATTATTAAGTCGCATTAAATATGCCATACAATTAGCTATTGAACTTTCCCCTAATATATTACACTTAAAAAAATATATTTGATAATAGATTATCATGGCAGATAGTACGTAATATGGAATTTATAGTAAATAAATATGACTTTAATAAGGGATGCTGGAATACATATTTAACAAATACTTTTAAGTACATATTATGTAATAATCCAAAATATGCAAAATATTTAAGCACTATGGAGGATAATAATTTATTATTTTCTTTTTTAATTTATTCAAGATTAGATAAAGATAAATATAGTGAAATGTTTAAAGAACTATTAATATCTGATATCTATGAATTAAATAGAATTCGAGACTGTAATATAGAAAATTCTGTTATTCCATTTGGATATAATAATATTGTTTATATTGATGCTATATTATTAATTATGGAAATAATTAAAAAATATAAAAATTGTCATATAGATAAATATTTGCATATTCTTACACATTTACAAATTTTACAAGATATATTACCTCCATTTATATATGATAGGATATCCTCTAGTGATACAGATTTTGAAATACATATGCATTTTATTTTAGCATTTTGCTATTTAAATGTATATGGAAATAATGAACCTATAGCCGATTTTTGTAATTCTATTTATAATAGCATGCATATCTCACGTGCTATACAATTAGCTATTGGATATGCACCTAATATAGCACACTTAAAAAAATACAATATTTAATTTATAAAATTAAAAAAAGAATATTATTTATATATTTAAATAAATTTTATAAATTAAATATTGTGTTTTTTTGCAATTTTTTTAAATTAGTAAAGTAATAAATTAAAAATGCCAAAAAAATCTAAAGAAAAGGGTATGACTAAAGCCCAAATGGTTGCAGAATTAGCATCCAAGAATGATCTCTCTAAATCACAAATTAATGATATTTTTGTATCTATGTTGCAACTTATTGAAACGGAATTAAAAGCTAATAGACCCACTATGATCCCAGGACTTGTAAAAATTGAAGTAAGACGCAAAGAGGCAACAAAGGCAAGACCTGGGGTAAATCCATTCACTGGAGAAAAAATTACTATTAAAGCAAAGCCTGCCAAAAATGTAGTTAAAGTTAAAGCGCTTAAAGGCCTTAAAGAATTAGTTTAAGACTTTTTTTAAAAAAAAGTTCACAAAAAACTAGGCGAGCAGGGCGACCCGTTTTAAAAGCCATTGCATAGGTTTTTGACTATGTCAAATCATAACACATTTAAAATAAGTCTAAATAATTTTGTGAAATATCATTTGATTTAACCGAGTTACTTTGAATTTCTTCAATTTCTTCAATTTCTTCACCTTGCTGCTGCATTTGCTGTCCTCCTCGCTGCTGCATTTGTGGCACTTGCTGTCCTCCTTGCTGCTGCACTTGCTGCCCTCCTCGCTGTGGTACTTGCCTCCTTCCTCGCTGCTGCACTTGTTGTGGTGCATTTCCTTGCTGTGTATGTACCTGCCCCTGTAAGCCCTGCTGTGGAATTGCAATAGGTTTTGCAAAAAAGTTGGACATATTATTACCACCACCACCAATACCACCCCTCTCTGCAATAATTTCCCTATTAGGTATTTCTGTAGCATATGGTCTAATATCTTGAATTTCTGCAATTGTATTATTTTGTGGTTGCTTAATATAATTTGCAGCAGCAATTACTCCCTTTTCAGATTTTAAATTCATTAACTCAATAAATTTTCGCAATTTTGTCTCCATTGTCTTTGCAGCCTCTAATTCTTTTTTATTATTGCTATATTTTTTTTTCAATGAATCTAATTCTCCATATACATTTTCTAATTCTTCAACTGCTTCATTTTTTTCTTTAAGTGTCTTTTTTAGCATTTTCTTTAAATCTTCTGTAAATGCAACAGAAGTATGCTCTTTAACTTCTCCAACGGTCTTAACAAATTTATTATGAAGGAGGGCTCGCTTTTCAATTAAAAAGTTAACAGCACTATCTTGAATAGATCTTATAGTGGTTTTTGCTTTATTTTTATGCTGTACAATTATTAATTGCAGCATATTATGTGTTGTTACAAATGCGGCCAAATGTGCAATTAATTCACATATAATATTACTAAATATATCTTCTTTATCTGAATGTGTTAATTGCGAATAATGATCTTCAGGAACTGAAATAGAAATAATTCTATAGATAAAATTTGCAAATGTTAAATCAGTAAATTTTTTACCTACATTTTTTAAAAAATATTGATGAATTTCTTTTACTATTTTATTATAATATTCCATATTATTTTTCATCCCAGAAACATAATTTTTAACATTTTTAACATACTCATCTATTACATTTTTTGTATTTTTTGCCGTTAAAAATATATGATTAAATAAAATATCAGTAAAGTAGCTTCCTAATATTTCATATATAGTAATTATCTTTGGATCATAATTTGAAAAATTACTCATTGTGTTATAAATTTTATGTATAATATATAATATATTAAATTTTAATAGATTTTTTATCACCATATTTGATAATAAAAAATATGAATGTATTAAATAATAAATAGCATCAAAATGAGAGTAAATAGTAGAGGAGTAAATAATAGACGACAAAATAGGTATAATATTAATTGCCCGAATTGTCGGCAATGCCAATTCTGTATAGATCCAAGAAGCACTAGGTATCAGGTGTGCTCATGTCGTAATATACGACTATTTTGCCAATCTTGTAGAAATTTACTACAGAGTAATACTGCAAGTACTGCAATAGTTGGCCCATTAAATCTCCGAGTACCTACTGCAAGTACTACAAGTACTATAAGTACTACAAGTACTACAAGTACTATAAGTACTACAAGTACTACAAGTACTAATACTGGCCGATATACCCCACCGCATAGGCTAAACGCATCAATTTCACCTACACCTTTTGAAATATGCTGCTGTGGTAGTAATTGTTGCGCTATATGCAAAGGTATTACCCCTCCACATTGTGGTAGAGAATGTGATATTTGTAGAATGAGAAAAAGAGAAAGGGAGCAGTCTAATGCCTCAAGTTCTACAATTACAATTAGTGACTCAAGGAGTTCAACTACCGTGTCATATACATCAAATATGTTAAGGATGCCTATATAGACTAGTTAAATACATTATTATTTTTTTTTACTATATTCAATAATTAGCTAATTTGGTAGTGTCAATTATTTATTAATTAAAAAAATATAATATAGTATATATAGGCGCAATGGAAGATAATATATCTCCAATTGAAGCGGATGCTATGGCATGGGAAGCAATCAATGCTATATCCCAAAAGCGCATATGTTTAGGGTCTAAACAATTAACAACGTTTTTGAGGAATGTAGGGCATTATCTATCTACAGAGAAGAGAGATCCAAAAACTAATATTATTGATCAGGGAGAGGCCAAGACATATTATTTTGATCAATCTTCTATGCAGAAATTATTTACTCATTTAGAGTTATGTAGATTAGAAAAATCAGTATTACATTTTTCAGAAAAACAATATAGTTATGGGGTTGATTATAGTGGAATTATGATAGATTATGATTTAATAGTGAGGGAAAAATTAGCTCCTACCATTACAGATAAACAATATTTTAAAATATCTCAAGTTGTAATGCGCCACCTTATTATGGACTTGAACCTAAGCCTAAGCCTTTTAGAAAAAGGCTTCACCCAAAACCACCTTTTAAACGGGTCGCGCTGCTCGCCTGGCTTTACCCAAAACCACCCTATAACCAATTCAGAATTTAAACTTCATATTTGCTTCATCATTAAAGAAAATACAGCAGAAATTCCAACTACTGCAGCTAGAGCTAGCAGTGAGCGATTATACAAATATGGATTTCATATATTAATTCCAAACATTATGGTAAAAAAAGAATATAAAAAATATTTATTTCAAAAGCTAAAAGATGATAAACTTATTAACAATATATTATTAGAATTAGGAGTTGTAAATAATCCAATTTCTGAATGTTTAGACCAAAATAGCGCATCAGTTCCTGTATTATTTTTAGGTAGTTGTAAACGAACAGGAAAGCCATATAATATAGGTGCATTTTTAGAAATTACTGTAGACCTCCCATACGATTCTTTTAATACTCCAGTTATTAAAAAATTAACTGAACAAGATTTAGAAGCTTATAATCTTGTAGCTGAATTAAGTTTAACTCTTGAAGCTGATTATAATACAGCAGATAGTGAAAAGTGTCAATCACCATTAATTATAAAAAGACCATATGATGTAAATACTGAATTAGAGCAAACATTAGCATTAGCAGTGAATGCGGCAGCAATACCTGATATGAGTAATGATGAGCAAATATTTGAAGAAGTAAATGATTCAACCTCATTGTCAACATTAACATTACATAATCCTGAAGCTAGATATATTCATGCATTATTAGATTTATTAGATCCTTCCTACTATACTGATAGAAATAAATGGAGGAATGTAATATATGCACTTGCTAATACTAGTACTCAGTATAAAGTTATTGCAGTATGGTTTAGTATGAAGTCTACAGAGAAGTATTCAGCGGCGGCATTAGATACAATGTGGGAATCTGCAATGGCGGATAAAAATTCTGTTGAAAATCCATTAACTATAAGATCAATTTCACATTGGGCAAAGACCTGTAATCCTACATTATATAAAACTATTATGTCAAGAACTTATTTTACATTATTGACTGAATATGTATATGAGCATGAAGGTGATATACAACATTATATGATTGCTAAAATCTTGCATTTGATGATTGGTAAGAAATTCTGCGTTGATGTTGATAATAGTGGCCACTATTGTTGGTTTGAATTTGTTATTCCAGAGCAAACTATGAAGCATGGAGAAGTATGGAAATGGAGGCGAGAGATTGAACCAGATGATATTTATATATACATTAGTGAAAAATTAAGTAATATAGTATCAAAAATTCATGATCATCTTGAAGAACAAAAAAATAGCGCAAAGGATGAAAATATGGCAAAATATTATGTTAAAGTTCAAAAGAATTTTGCCAGATCTAAAAAATGCCTATTTAATAATACTTATAAAAATGGTGTTGTATGTGAGGCTAAAAGATTATTCCGCAAAAGAGGATTTTATGAGAAATTAGATACAGTACCTTTCTTATTTGGTGTTGCCAATGGTGTCTTACATACTGGAAAGCAATGTAAACTTATTAATTATTTTCATGAGTATCCAATTAGTAGATATAGCTCTATTACATGGAAGCCATATAACTCTACAGATTATTGGACTGCAATTGTATTTAATGCTATTTGTGATATTATTCCTGAACCTGATGCGAGGGATTGGATTTTATTTCACGCAGCACAGGGGCTTAATAATGGTGCAAAAGAAGGTTTAATGCTAATATGGCTGGGCTCGGGGCAAAACGGCAAAACAAGCTTCCTACGATGGGTTTCAAAAACATTGCATCCATATGCAGATAAATTTAATATACAATTAATGTGTTGCAATCGTGAAGATGCAGATAAGCCAAATAGTGCAATGATGAAATTTAAACATTTAAATTGGGCATATGCTGAAGAATCTAATAAAAGCCAAGCTTTAAATGTTGCAAGAATGAAAGAGATGGTAAATGCTGGAGAGGTTTCAGGGCGTGAATTAAATAGTAAACAAGAGACATTTACTATGAAAAGCAATTTTGTTGCTGCATCTCAATATAGTTTTATAATTGATACTACTGATCATGGTACATGGAGAAGACTTAGACATTATACAGCAAAATCTAAGTTTGTAAAAAATCCAGAGCCGAGTAATCCATTTGAAAAAGAAGAAGATCAAAGATTTGTAACAGAATACCCAGATAATCCAGAATTTCTATCTGGCATGCTTTCTGTATTAACTCATTATTATGAAAAATTACAGAATGAATATAATGGAGAGTTAAAAAGTGTTAGATCTCCAACTATAGAAGCTGAAACTGATGAATTTAGAATTGGTCAAGATTCATTATTTAGGTGGATCCGTAGCCATATTGTAATATCATCTAACTGTCAAGAAACATATCTTATATCAGATTTAGCAAATCTATATGCAATGTGGTATAATAAAAATGTATCTCATAAGGATCATGCTATGTGTGAGGTCATAAAGGACTTAGAATCCTCTGTATTAAGCAAATTTGTAAAAAAATTAAAAACTGGAGTATGCGTTATTAAAGGATGCAGACTATTAGACGAAAATGAATCAGCAGAATTATTACCCGAGGGTGAAAAATTAATAAGTAGTTAAGCCTTTAAAAAAGGCTTTACCCAAAAGATTTTTTAAATTTATACCCCAAATTGCCCCCAGATTTATTAATACAATATTGTGATATTAGTATTGATGCTAGGCATAATAATATAATTAGCAATAATATTATTAAAAAATTTAAGTTCATTAAAATATATCAAATATATATATATATTTTTTTGTTAATAATATATATATTATTAACAAAAAAAATGACAAATCTTCAAGAGCAAAATTTAGCATCTTTAATAATTTCAATTATTATTTTAATAATTATAATTATTTTAATTATTATAGTTTGCTGTGGCTATAATAATAGTAATTACAGCAATACATCACGTATACAAAATCCTAGATTAGATGCCGTAGCAGCATATAAATATGGAATAAATGGTGGAAAAAATAATTTTATGGACCAATGTAGTGGTAGTGAGACACGTTGTAACTGCTATGAAGGTGACTGCACCGGCACTTGTGTAAATCACAAATGTGAAATTAAGAATCCGTTTCAATTGTAAAGACTTTTACTTTTTTATGTGATATTTTATATAATAGTTGAGCCATTTTTGATTTTAACTATATGTAGATTAAAACATTTTTCTTTTTACAAAAAAAGAAAATTAATAAACTATTTAATATTTTTTTTTAATTTATCAAATGCATCCCATCTATGAGATATTAAATTTTTTATATCAGATGGTAATTCTGCATATGTCTTGCCATTATGGGCTGCATATGTCATTGCATAGACATCGCGATTATTTGCATATTTAGTTTCGCTTAAATCTGGAATAAAGCTTGGATCCCATCCAAATCCTCCACTTCCTTTCATTATGGTTGCAACCTTTCCCATTCTAGATCCAATAATTGGCTTCTTAATTCTTCCATTTTGGACTAATCCAATTACACATTTAGTTTCTGCAATGGAGTTTTTATTTTGCTTAATTATTAGGGGTTCCACCCCTTTAACCCCGGCGATGTCTATGCAATGACATTCATTTGTTTAATATAAAATCCGCTATCTTCACATATTATATTAATATCTTTTATACTATTTATTGCAATATCCATTGCAGAAAATTTATCTTTAATTTCGGCAAATACTTTCTTAGTTTTAGCCATCTTTAATGCGCATTTTATTTTCTCTGCAATGACTTCCTCAACAGATATGCTCTGAATTTCTAGCAAATCAAGTTTAATATTGATTACATTAAATTGATCTCCTAAAATCTCACTAACTTCGCGACGCTTTCCCTCATTACCCGTGATGAATCTCACTCCGTAGAGGTCGGTTAGGGACTGTGTACACAGTCCCATCTGCGATGATTTGTCTTAGACAAAAAACCTATGCAATGGCTACTATATTAATTTTTGCCATTGTATATTAATATAATATATATTATTCTAAATATTTAATATACTTTAGAGATTATTTATTTTGGTCTTATTTATATATGTCATTGCATAGACGTTGCTTTTTTTTTCTGTCATTAAATTTTGTTGAAGGGTATCATTTTTCACATTAAATTTTTGTTGAAGATTTTTAATGTTTTTTGCATTAAATTTTGTTGAAATTTTATTTATGCTTTATAATATATTATAAACTTAATATAATTAACTATATAGCAAATGTCAAGATTTGTTTGTACAACTTGCAATAGAGAATTTACTACAAAATATGGATTACAAAAACATAGTAATAAAAAAATACCTTGCACTGCTGAAAAAAAAACAAATCATCAATGTAATATATGTAATAAATTTTTAAGCTCTAAGCAAAATCTAGATAATCATCTATTTAATCATAGGCTTGATAATTTAAAAATTGGACCTAATATTATAGACAATTTAGAAAATAATAATTTAGAAGATAATTTAATCAATAATAATTTAATAGAAGATAATTTAATAGAAGATAATTTAATTAATAATAATTTAGAAGATAATACTATACAAATAACTATTGAAGAATATAATTATTATAAATCTCTAAAAGATGAATTAAATAAAGCAAATAATGAAATAAATAAGTTAAAAGATGAAAATAAAAAATTAAATAGTAGAATTATTAATAATAGTACAACTATAAATAATATAGATAATAGTACAAATATAACTAATATAGATAATAGTACAAATATAACTAATAATATTCAAATAAATATTATTCCATTTTGCGAAGTTTCAATACATATTGAAGATATTGTGGACTCAATTAAAGATTCAAATTCCGCATTACATGATTTTTCTAAAATTTTTAATTATGATCATTTATGCCATTGCATAGGCATCGCTTTTTTTTGGGTAAAGCCTTTTTCTAAAAGGCTTAGCGACAAAGTGGATTAAATTTTTCTCAAAGATGTAAAGATGCAAAACTTAGAAAAATTATAGCTAATAATAGAAAAAGGGATATTCCATTAGTTAGTAGAGGATTTATTGATATATTATCTAGACATTTTTTAAGACCAGAATGCAAAAACATAAAGCAAATAACAAGAAATATGTATAAATCATATAATGGAAATGATACATGGATTTTGATTACTTTAGATGATACTAAAAAAGAATTACATAAAAAAGTTATAAAATCAATGATTGATAATCATATGCCAAATTCTATACCATTACAATTAGAAAATGCAATTAAATTTATTAAAAATGACTTTTATAAAAATCATCAAGAATATGGACATTATCATAATAATGAATTTATAGCTATGATTAAAAATATTTATTAAAGTTTTATTTATTTTTTTTATAATATAAAATGATTACATTTATCATTTTAATCATTATTTTAATTTTTTTAATTATTATTTCTATTATATTTCTATATAAGCCTTTTAAAAAAGGCTTTACCCAAAATACTTTTAAAAAAGGCTTTGCCCAAAAAAACGGTGGTAAAAAAAACAATTATATAAATGAAGGTAAAGGCAATATCCATAAAAACATATTAGGGACTGATTTAATCCCTTGTTGCGATATTAATACTGAAAAAATTACTGGATTTAATAGAGATGGTATGTGTTCTAGCAACGCCGCAGATACTGGAACACATATAATTTGTGCAATTGTAGATGATGATTTTTTAGAATTTACTAAAACTAAAGGAAATGATTTAATTACACCATCAGGTGCTTTTCCTGGATTAGTTGCTGGCGATAAATGGTGCCTATGCATATTAAGGTGGATTGAAGCACATAAAGCAGGAAAAGCTCCTAAAATAATACCAGAGTCAACAAATGAACTTGCTTTTAAATACGTTTCAAAAGAAATATTAATGAAATATATAACCTTTTAAACGGGTCGCTTTGCTCGCCTAGCTTTACCAAAAAAATATATAACCTTTTAAACGGGTCACTTTGCTCGCCTAGCTTTATGCAATGCGATTTTTAATTACCTTTACAGGCAATTGCTCATCTGTAAAGTTATCAAAATTATTAGCCCCAAAATAACATGTATCATCATCTTTACCACTTTTGAAGAAAAATGTTTCAATTTCTACAAAGCAGTACATTTCAGGAGTTCTATCTCTTTTTTTCAGGGGTCTATATATAGTATATTTACCTGTTTTATGCACCTGAACAGGAACGCCCCTATAATTTGGCAAATTAGTCTGATCATATGTCAGTTGATTTGCCATATCATATGTAAATTTACCACTTTCAATAATTCTATCTAAATCTGCCATCTTTTGTTTATTATACTGTATATATTTATTAAAATTCAAATATGACTTTTTTAAAAAAAAGTTCACAAAAAAGACTTTTTAAAAAAAAGTTCACAAAAAAGCTAGGCGAGCAGAGCGGCCCGTTTTAAAAAGAAAAAGTCTTAGCTACTTGAATATTATTAAATACATTATCATTTTTATGCTTTGGTATAATTTCATTATCTGCGCATTTTTCTATAATTTTAAGCTCTGTAAGATATGTATAATTGCATACAAGCAGTTTATATGTAATTCCAACTAGATTACCTAAATGATAACTCTCTCTTGATTCAGGACATTCCCAAAGATCTTGCTCCCCATCAGAAATTTGCGTAATTATTAAATTATTTCTAACAATTGAAATTTTTATTACTCTATCATATAAAATACTACTATCATACCCATTACTTGTTTTAACCATAATTTTACAATAATACCCATCTTCAAATTTTATAGAATTTTTTATTAGTGCTTCTATATCTATATCGGACTCTATATCTATATCGGACTCTACACTTACCTCCAATTTATCTATTTTATTTTCATCCATTTTATATATTATATATTTATTTTTATAAATAAAATTTATGTAAATAAAATTTATGTAAATAAAATTTACATAATGGATAGCAAATTATCTATATCTTGCGACCCATATCTTTCTTCCCCAGTGGTGGAATTATACCAAAAAGGAAAGCCTTCTATATGCTTTGGATACAATTTACCTTCTATATTATTTACATGTATATTATGTCCATCCTCTTTATATTCTATATATGTATTAAATCCTTTTAATGCTTCCATTTGCTTTTTGCAATAAATGCAGTTTTCTAATGTATATAATTGCCATCCACTAGGGTGATTATGTTTAGTAGTATGTTTAGTAGTATGTTTAGTAGTATGTTTAGTAATATGTTTAGTAGTATGTTTAGTAGTATGTTTAGTAGTATTTTTAGTAGTATTTTTAGTAGTATGTTTAGTAGTATTTTTGCCCCCAAATACTAATTTATTATCTTTGCCTCCAAATGTTGATCTATTACCATCCCCAAATACTAATTTTTTTTTAAAAAAAATATTATTATTAACACTACTTATTAAAATAATATTGACTATAATTAATATTAATAAAAAAATAAATAATAAAATGACAAACATTATATTAATAAAATATTATTTTTTTCTAATTGTAATAAATATTTTTTCTCAATATTAATATTCCCATATATTTCAGTTGGATTTAATGATAGTACTAATTCAGTATATATAGCCCATTCTTTAATTATAAATTCATTTTTATTATAAGGCATTTCTTTAAATACCATAGATGTACTTTTTAACCATTTGGTGGAATTAAGATCAATTGGTAGTACTATATAATTTCCATTTACATTACTATCTCTTTTACACGCATTTGCACTTGCACTTGCACTTGCACTTGCACTTGCATTTGCATCTACATCTGCACTTGCATTTGCATTTACATCTGCACTTGCATTTACATCTGCACTTGCACTTGCATTTGCATCTACATCTATAAAAATTCTATATAATATATTAATCTCCTCTGGGTGAATTATTTGACATATAAATTTTAAAGGATTTTTTTTTTTATTTTTTGGCCAAGGCTCTCTTTGGCGCATAAATGGTAATCCATTAAATTTCGACATCATATATTTATTTCCTATTAATTCACCTTTAGTATAAAAAATTGGATAATATTTTGTGTATAATTTTATCCTTTGTATTCTATTTAGTATTGTAGAATATAGGCTTTTACTATTATTAATAATATCATCTAAAACTGGTAATATTTGCTCTAGCTCTTCAATGGAAGAATTATCATTTAATATTATTTCCTCTAATGCATCCATTGGAGAGCATATTAATTCTGCTAATGTGCATTCTGCCATTGTCTAAAGCAATATATAATGAGCTTTAAACCGATCTCTATGGAATGAGCTTTAAACCGATCTTTCTTTTACACTCAATTTTTTGGGTAAAGCCTTTTTTGAGTGTAAAAACAGCAATGATTTGACTATGTCAATATTTTTAACTCAATTTGAGTTAAAAAATTCTATGCAATAACTTTTTAAAAGGCTATTTTTTTATGAACTTTTTTTTAAAAGGCTATTTTTTTGTGAACTTTTTTTTTAAAAAAAGTTATATTTGATAATAGTTTATTATATGTATATTTATATAATTATATGGAATCTTCTTTAGAAATATTATTAAGAAATAATGGCATATTATGCCATATTATGCAATATATAGGTTCAATAAAATATTGCATTTTTACATTCTCATTATTGTTTCGAGAACTTGATGGGTATATCAATATTACTGAAGTAATTAAAGAAATTTTTATACATCATATATATACAAAATTATATACTAACTTTTTTAGACCAATTCAAAACAATCAAGATCATATAAATAAATTATATAAAATTTTTTCAAATGCAAAAAAAGAGATAAATTTTACAGAATTAGCACTCATATGTGCAGAGCATACAGTATCATATCTTACAACGCCCGATAGTGATAATTATTGGTTTATAAAAATCATTGAAGAATATTATTATATTGGCGGAATAAATATTATTGAATGGCGCCTTATTATTATTAAATTCGATAACAATGAGGATTACTCAAAAATAAATTGGGGACCCATTCATAATTTACTATTAGCTCACTTAGATAATAAAGTATATAGATTTCATATAGATAAAATGACTAGATATTACATCGATGAAGATACTACATTATTAGATGATTTCTATTCTAATGAATTGCGCAAATTGTTAAATATTGGTGACAATGGGAATGGAAATATTGGCGACAATGGGAACAATTATGAATATGATAAGAAGATTCTGTTTTGGGCAGTAATGGGTCTTGTATTTACTATATGTACAGATTATAGCGATAGGCCAAAAAAAAGAGATTTATTAATGAAGCAATGCACTATTATATTATATACTAATTATTTTAATAATACTATGCTATTAACTTACAGTATATTTGTGGCTGATATATTCTCAAATTGTACTTTTATTAAAACACAATTTGGTAGTATTTTTGAATTTTTAGCATATTTTAATAATGCATATCCATACATGGCAGTCGATTTAGATGCAGATAGATTTTGCTCTATATTAGATTTGACTAGGTAACATTGCACAGTTTATTATATTTTTTTATTAGATTTTGTGCATTTTGCCAGATGTTGTTTAACATTGCGCATTTTGCGGCCGAGGATCTAATGAGCAAATATCACGCTTTCCAGATTTTGTTTCACCGGTTTTTGAGTTATACCAAAATGGAAAACCACTTATTTTATCTCTTGAATATAATTCACCTTCTATATTATTTACAATTGGAACTGGATTCCCTCTTTCATATTCTACAAATGTATTAAATCCTTTTAATTCGGCTGCCTGTTTAGTACAATATCCACAACCTTTTAACATATATAATTGCCAACCACTTATATCATTTTTTGACTCTTGCTGCTTCTGTGAGTCATCACTATTACTATTTTTATAATATAATACCATCCATATAATAGCCAGTATTAATACAAAAATAATACATGCAAATAATATTGTTAATATAAATAATACATTATTATTCAATTCTTTATCTGGCATTTTTTTTTTATAAATATATTCTTTTATATAAAAAAAATATATTAAATAATAATAAAATTATAAAATTAATTATGGTAATACATAAGAAGAAATAGTAGGGACTGGTTATTTATATTTGCTACTATTGCCACCATTGCTACTATTGCCACTGCTACTATTGCCACCATTGCTGCTACTAGACGGATATGGACTAATCCCTGCAATAGGTGATACATAATTTGTAGAACAAGGGGGGCACTTATTCATATGTGGCGTATATGGATATGTACATATATTACAGCTATAAAACACCATAAGAACAATAAGTGTTATAAATATAGCAGCAAGTACTGCCAAAAAAATAGTTGATATAAATAATGATCTTATATTTAATTCCTTTTTCATTTTTTTTATTATATTATAAAAATTATAAATTAATTGGAATTAATTCATCCCATTTAATTACATTTTTTTTAATATTTTGCTTTCCAAATTTTTCTTTATAAATTTTTATCCTTTCAGATGATTGTCCCTTTAATACTGTATGCACATCCACTATATCAACAATTTGGCGAATTATCTCTTCATCAGAATTTCTTCTCAAAATTCTTCCTATAATTTGCCTTGACCCATTTCTACGAGGAGATACAAGAACTAGTGCCGTCATATCTGGTAATGAAATTCCTCTTCTACTATATCCATAAGTAGTCAATACTATATGGGCTTTAGCATCTCTTGCATCATTAAATGTTTGTTTTGTAATACCGCCTCTAAGTACACTAATTGGGGTATCATTTGCATATTCATCGGCATCGGCATTTGCATCTTCATCGGCATCAGCATTTGCATTTGTATTTGCATCTTCATCGGCATTTGCATCTTCATCGGCATCAGCATTTGCATTTGCATCTTCATCCGCATCCGCATCGGCATTTGCATCTTCATCTGCATTTGCATTTGCATCTTCATCTGCATTTGCATTTGCATCTTCATCGGCATCTGCATCATCTAATTGCGGCGCAAAAATAGCTTCTGCACTCATATTTACTAATAATGCATTTTTTAATTTTATTAAAAAATCTCTAGTTTCTACAAATACAAAAATGCCATGCTTCTTTGGATATTCTAAATCAGGCCTTATAAGTCCATGGGACACACCTTCTTCTGTAAGATGTATATTATTTAATTTTGTAATTTCATTTACGATGAGTGCTAATCTATATGGATCATTTAATATATTATTAATTGTCATTATTGATGAAATAGTACCCGCTGGAGTTAATACTGTATCAATATATGGCTCGCACCCTTCATATTCAATTACTCTAATATTTGCTTTAAAATTAACACTAGATATATCAAAATTTGGTATATCTTTTGGATAAATAACATCACCTAAATGTAATGTAATATATCTATCTAATCCATCTGGACGCTCAAGTGGTGTAGCAGATAGCCCTAATACATATTTAGTCTGCGATAGCCATAAAGCTTTTAAGTTGCATTCGCTATGGTACTCATGCGCCTCATCTAATACAATTACTGAATATGCTTTAATAAATTCTTCAGATTTATCTCTAAATGTATTTATAATAATAATATCTATATCGGGTATAGGCTTTTCTTTTTTTAGTCTTGGTTTTGCAGGAGCTTTAGTGGCGGCAGTGGTGGGTTTAGGCTTTATTTCATTTTTATAAATATTAATATTTAAATTTGGATACATTTCTGTAAATTCATTCCACCACTGTTCAGCTATAGCCTTTGTGGGAACTACAATCAATGCCCTTTCTCCTACCTTAGCAATAAATGCACAGCCTACACGAGATTTCCCTAATCCAGTATCCATTTGCAAATATAATATTCCATATTGTTGCTGAGCCCTTTCATATAAATATTCAACAGCAGATTCTTGATATGGATATAATTGCTTATCTGGAGATAATTCATATTTTTTTAATGGTGGCAATGGTGGTAATGGTGGTAATGGCGGCAATGGTGGTAATGGCGCTGTGTTTATTTGATACTCAATACTATCTTTAAGATCTGGACAAAGTTCTAATACTTTTAATAAAAAATATCTAGGAAATATATAATATTTTGCATTATCTATAATAATACCTTTATAGGCTTTCCTAATAATAGGTGCAGCATATGCGGATACATTTCTCCTAATTTGCTTTTCTTTTACTATCAGCTTTTTTAATTCTTTTGTTCCAATTTTAGCATCCATAATTAATTCTGGAATTAATAATCCTTTGTGTGTTATTAATAATTTATTCATGTTTTATAAAAGACAAATTGGGTTAAAAAAGAAATATATCTATATAACTATAAAATTATAATTGAGTATAATCAATTATGTTTCTATAATTGATTAATCTTGGAATGTCTGAAGAAGATATTAATAGTAATATGGATACAATATTAAATAGAGTAGATGAGGAAATAAAGAAGTATGTTGCAGAATCTGCAGATAAAATCCATAGTTGTAAAAACTGCAACATAGAAACTACAGAATTTAGATGCGGTAAATGCCAAAAGGCATATTATTGCTCTAAAGAATGCCAAGTCGAAAATTGGAAAACTCATAAGCCGGCATGCAAAAAATTTTGTAAACAAAAAAATGATACTAGTGGCGATGCCTTATAGAAATGATAATAGTGGCGATGCCTTATAGAAATGATACTAGTGGCGATGTCTTATTCATTAATGCCTATTAAGTCTAATGAGATCCCACTATTTCCCCCCATAGACCATACTCGTGGAGATAGTTCAACTTGTATCTTTTTCCCCCTAGCCTGTTCTATTTTATTCATCCAAAACTTTTTATGATTTTTTTTTAATGTTATAATTAATACTATTTCAGAATAATTAATTTCTTTGCCCTCAAATGGAAATTTTACATAATTGTGCGGTTGGGTATTAGAAAGCGCATCTATCAATTTATAAATTTCAGAAGAGGTGTCTATAAATAAGCGAGCTCTGCCATATTTATCCATAGATAAAACAATACCATTTACTAATATATTTTGCATTTTTATATTTGAAAGTATATATTATTATAAATAATAATACATATTATTTAAATGTCAAAATATTGCACTATAGTATTTAATACTAAAGAATTACTACTCAATATCGCTAAATATTTATCATCATTAAATATATATCAATTATTTAATGCGATATTGCAGCATATTAATAATTATGATATGGCGATAAATTATATTTATACTAAATTGTATAATGGTGTTAAATATCTAACAAAACCAGATATACAGTTACTAACATCTATAACAGCTAGAGCTATTAGAATGGGGCATACATATACATATGCATTTCAAACAAATATACAATTTTCTCCAGAGGAAATATGTATTAGAAATATTATGCTTGAAACTTTTAATATCTCCTCCATTGTAGACAATGAGAGTGATGAAGAAGAATATGAAAGCGATGAAGAAGATTATGAAGCTGGTGAAGTAGATAATGATGTAGATAATGCAGCAAATGCAGATGCAAATGCAACTGCAAATGCAACTGCACACAGTTGTATAAGATCAAATAAAATAACTTCTCTTTATTATTTATTATATGACAATATGTACCTCTCATTACTAAATAGATTTATTATAGATGGTATTGTTATAAGCCCATTTGAATGTACACATTCCAATATGAGAAGAAAAACAATTCATTATTATGGTAATGAGCAAACATTGAGAATTGCATTAAGGTATAAAAAATATGATATGATTCAACAGATATTATCTGATATAGAATACTTATCAGTAAAGTTCAATCTTACTTTTATATGGAATAATAATAATATATTATATGAATCTTTAAATAATTCAGATATTATTGGATTTCAACTTATAATAAATTTTGCAATTAAGCACAGGAAATTAAAATATTTATTATTACAAATTTCAGATGAAGATGTAGCATATTCAAATGATAATAGTTTTCGCGGTGATTTAGCACTTAGAGGTGAAAGTATGTATAACCGATACAACCCACACCCATCAGCCGTAGAGCTTTATCCAAATAATGGAGATGATAGAGTTGTTCAAGAGCAACAAAATAATGCATTATTTTATGCACTGTTTATTGATTTAATAAATATAGAAAGTTGGAGGCATTTGGGACAGTTACGCAAGCAAGATAATTTAGATGCAAGTAATGTTATTATTGTCGAAAAGGATGGTAGGCCAAATTTTATACTTTCTGAAAAATTTCAAAATTATATTGATATTCAATTTAATATGCTACAGCAATATTGCATAGATAATTTAGAAAACTTAGAATTTTTTAATGTAATTAATATGGCAATTAGAGAGTCGTCCAATATCTATGTATTTCATCCATATAGAAAACAAAATAGAAATGGAAATAACCGTGAAGTATTTTTATTATTTGAATTATTATCTATTGAGTATAAAAATAATAAATTATTCCTAATGATGTTTTTAATTACAAAAAATATGAAAAATTTTGATCCAAATTTTAAATATCATACAAAAACTAATATATTAACAATTAATAAAAATTGCAATATAATTGGATTAAATGGGTGCACTATTATTGAATATATAAAAGCCATTATTCATTTTGAATATAATAATGGAAAGATATTTGGCAATACTGTAAATGATATAGATTTTGCATATTTTATTAATCTTATCTTATGTTATAAACTTTTTATATAGAGTTTTGACATTGTCAAATTTTTTAATTCTGTGAACGGCTTTAATTTTTTTTTAAAAGTCTTTACCCAAAACTCATTAAATCAATATATCTAAAATGTGGAGAATTTATAAAATATCCAACATTTCCACCAATTTCTTCATCGCTCATATTATCTGCTATTAATCTATTTCTTGTTTCTTGTTTAAACTGGATATAACGTTCTAAAATTGATACATCTGCAGTATGGCTTAGATCAAATTCTGCAATATCCTCAAACCAAGTTACTATAAACCAATCCATTTGTAATTCTGCCCTTAATATAAATTTAATATTAGTGGGTAATGATAATCCATTTACATTTCCATTTCCGTAAATGATTATATCTTGTGCAGCATTACATATATCACTATTAGATGTCATATAAATTGGCTCTTTTAATATTTTATTTATATTTTTATATTCTCCAAAAATTAATTTAAAAATTTTTCCATTTTTTAATAAAAATACTTGTTTTTTTGTACCATTATAAATAGCATCTATACCATTAGGATCATATAAATATCTTACTATTTTATTATTATTAAATATATAAATTAATAAATTATCAATATTTGGGCAATCTTTTTTACAATAATAATATGGATAGTGATTTTTTATAGCATTTAAAATTCCAAAATCTATACTACGCCCACCAATGCCGCCCAATACTGTATTTTTTATATTTACATTAAGCAAAATTATATTAACTATAATTAATACTAAAATTAAAATTAACAAAAAAATTACAATATTTATTATCATATTTATATTTAATAATATATTAATTTTATTGTTAATATTCATTATTGGTAAAATTTCTCTTAATTGAAGAAATATCATTACTCCATTTTTATGTCATTTATTTATAATAATATATTATTATTTATAATAGTATACAACATCCCCATTCAAATAATGCACTTCTACTTTTTTTTCACAGTCAATGCCGCCATTTATAAAGCTCCCATTTATAGAAAAAATAGAATCTGGTGTCTTATGCTTTGCCATACCTAAAAAAGTTAATAGGCCTGATCCATGATATTGAAAATTAGTATTTATATACCCTTTATACATCTCACCAACTCTTTTTATCAAAACAGGCTTATCAAAGCATGCAGACCCATTATTAAAATACATTATAGTACTAACTACTCCTGAATAAATTATACATATTCCATGATGCTGTCCATCTTTATTTACAGGGCCTCTAATAGTAATAGTTATATATTCTCCATTAGGTGTATGTTGTAAGAATTTTTTGGATATGCCAATATTATTATTCTCTGCAGCATTTATTAGTGATTCCATATTCAACAATAATATATAATAATATATTCGACAATAATATATAATTATATATTATTATCAAATATGGCAATATTTAACTCTATTATGCACATATATATAGTGATTTAATTATAATAAATATTAGTATAAAAAAATAAATATTTATAATAATTTAAGAAAAATATTAGTATAAGAAAAATATTAGTATAAGAAAACTTCAAAAACTGCGCTCAATAAGTTCTCCATATAGCTCTAAGCCACTTAGGGCAAGTACATGACGACCTCCTTGGTGTGGCCCAAATTGGAAGATTCGGAAGTGTCTAAAGGCTCCAGTAGCACCATTAGTTGGAGCTACTGGCCAATGTGCCCATGGCTGATTTTCACCAAAGTTAGATGGAGATGGGCATGCAGGTGCATCATTAAAAGTATCACCTTCATGCCTTTGAATAGGTACCCAAGTGTCGTCAGTAGTAGTTTCGCAATTACTTCCTTGAAGTTCAAAATTCTGAGGAAAGTGAATACCGGCACTAGTAAAGTTCCAGCCATATCTTAAGCAAAAATAGCTTACAACAAGTGATCTATGCGCACCCAAGTCTACAGCCATCCAAGATTTTTCTCTGTCAGCAGTAACATTTATTTTAGAATCACGCCCAACTAAAGACCATACATCACCACCGCCAAACATTCCATCACTACTCCTAGATGCTACTACATAACCGGCTTCATGCGGATTGCGATATAACTGAGTACTTCCTTTTGTTCCAATATAAAATAGGACTCCATCAGTATTCAACTTATTAGAATTAAATAAACCGTTGAAAGTAAATTTTTTAACTTCTGAGACTTCTGAGACTTCTGAGATTTCTGGGACTTCTGGGACTTCTGGGACTTCTGGGACTTCTGGGGCTTCTGGGACTTGTGTAGTCGCTTTACCACATTTAGCACCTCCACACAATTCACATATGAATAAAGTGCCTTTATTTATAAAAGTACAAGCAGAACATTCCCAATCTGCTAAAACAACCTTTGGTGCTGAACTTGATGAATACCCCAATGCTGATGAACTTGATGCTGAACTTGATGAATACCCCAATGCTGATGATGAACTTGATGAATACCCCAATGCTGATGCTGAACTTGATGAATACCCCAATGCTGATGATGAACTTGATGAATACCCCAATGCTGATTCTGAACTTGATGAATACCCCAATGCTGATGAACTTGATGAATCCCCCAATGCTGATGATGGTAGTGATACATATTTTAATAAGCATCGGGTTGATGGTATTGTACACAAGTGCACAATAATAAGCCCACTCTTAGTATCCATTATATTAGAAACTTGAAAACTTGACATAGGGGCAAATAATACTTCATTTTCTTTAGCAATAGTAGAAAATGCCTGAATACTTCTAGAACTATCCTTTTCAGAAAGCTCAATAATAAATAGAGTTCCTTTCATTACTCCATTATTATCCTCAGAAAGAAAGTTTTCTGCTTCTTTAATATTTGTTGTTGATGATGATAGCTGAGCCCAAGTAATTTTTTTATCAGTTATGTAATCTTTACTAACATCATCTTTAAATGCCCTGTATACCACACCAACAACTGGTACAGGACATTTTGCAATAGCCCTAGTTAATAATATTATAAATTGTATAAATGGTGCTAAATTGCTACGTGCAGTAGATCGCAATTCTTTATTTAATACTTTATACAATTCACTTTCTTCGGTATATGCACCAATCGCAGCAATCTCATCAGAAGAAATATCTATACCATTTTTATCACAAGTATTTCCATGGTGTATAGCACTTGTAGCTACTATGTCTAGGCCTACCATATTAAGTTTTCCAATTGGTTCAGATTCTAATTTACTGCGAATAGCTTCTATAGAATCGTTAAAAGTAATAGGTTTATCTAAAAATGATGAACATTTTACATATAATGAAGATTCTGCTAATTCCTCATATTGTATGCAGGCTCCATCTGCTGCAAAATGTGGCAATTGAGGACTTAATTCTACTTTCTGTGACAATTGAGGACTTAATTCTACTTTCTGTGACAATAAAAGATCATGAGAAACTCCAGTTTCTTTCAATTGTGTTATCTTTGTAAGTAAAGCATTTAGCTTCATAGCAGGTAATATAGGAAATACTTCTGCTAAGTTCTCAAGTTTTTCAACAGAATCTAGAGCAAGTCCATCTATTTCTTTTTCTTCAGCGATGGGTACTAACATACTAAAACTTATATTTTTTAGCAAATTACCGACTTGCTGTAATGTTAATTCTCCAAGTGGTATTGTTGCGCTCATTTGTGATATGCTATGTATTTATATACTATGTATTTATATACTATACATTTATATATTATCAAATATGTATATTTTTATTTACAAAAATATGTATGCCACTATTTGCAAAAAAATACCATATTAGAAGATTAGATATAAAAAGTATATAACTCATTCCATAAAGTTTTTGCTAACGCAAATTATCGGTTTAAAAAAAATGGCAGAATTTAATATAGATGATATACAATATAAAAAGAAGTATTCTATGACTGAATTATTAAGCTTACCGCTAAATCGTCCAGAATTACAAAGAGATTTAAATATAGATACTGTTAAGCACATAATAGATTTTCAATCTAAAAGATTTGAGGAAAGGGGCTCATTTTTATTTATAGGAGATTTGCAAGTAGCAATTAATATAAATGATCATAGTTTGTATTTAATTGATGGACAGCATAGATATTATTCTATATTAACAACTCTGCAGACAATAATGCCTGATTATGCAATTGGAATAAATTTTATTAAAATATCGCCACAGCCTAATTTAGTATATCCCTCACTTGAAGAAGCTTTTATATTAATTAATAAGTATACACCAATACCGCAATATATATTAGACTGTTGCAGTGCTGATAATATAAATTATTATAAAACTATTATAGATCAATTTAGGACTTATATAAAGAGAGAATATAAATCTTATATGTCTGATGCTAAGGTACCAAGAATTCCAAATATAAATTTAGACAAAATGTGTGATAAAATTATGAAAGATTCTATATTAATCTTTCAATATATTGAAAATGGGAAAGAATTATTTGATTATATGAAATATATTAATATAAATATATGGATACATTTTGATTCCGAAAAAAAAGGAAATAAAATAAAAGATAAACCATTATATGCATTTACTCAATATAACTTAAATAGAGATAATGATTGGACATCAAGTATTAAATTATTAAATGAATTTAAAGCGGCAAATGCTGCAGCAGGGCCCACAATGGAGGAGGCAGATGTGAACACAAATGCAAATGGTAGAAAAGGTATACCAAAAAAGATTAAATCATCATTATGGAAAAAATATTATGGTGAAGTATATAACTCCCTATGTCTAATATGTAATGATCCAATAAGTATTGAAAACTTTGAAGCAGGCCATATAATAGCTGTTGCAAAAGGCGGCTCTAATCATATTGATAATCTAAAGCCAATATGTATTGGCTGCAATAGATCAATGGGAGATCAAGATATGAATGTGTATATAGATTGTTATTATGCTAAATAGATTGTTATTATGCTAAATACCACGCTTACCACCACCATCGCTTATACGCTCACCATCACTTATACGCTCACCATCACTTATACGCTCACCACCACTTATATGCCCACCATCCTCACCATCATCATCTTCACCATCACCATCTTCATCACTGATATCATCAATACTCTCTAGGCTCATTGCAGTTAATAAAGTTATCCGCTGTCTAGGATTAAGATTAATAATTTGGACATTAGGATTTCCATTAATATCTAATGGGTAATAAATCATAAAACTAGCAACATCCCAACCATCATAAAAATGTATAGACCCTCTAAATTTCCGAAAATATTTCATTATTGAGATAGATTTATATTTTGTAAATACTCTAGGCCAATCAATATTTCCATACCCCTCGGCCTTATACATTTCATAAAATTGAAGAAAATCTTCTTCTGTATGTATATATAGGCAATCTTTATTGAGTTTTACAACTAGTAAATGTAAAGGTGCTTTTGTTACCCAGTTTTTTTGCTCACTACTACACCATTCTAGCCAATTATTATTTGATGCCCAAACATATTGACGATATAACCTACTAGCTGGTATTGGTTTACTGTCAATACTAGTAGGAATTAGTTTTAGTTCACCACTAATTTGTGCGTTTAGCAAACCTATTGCATTTCTATCTATACAACCATCAACATGTAATGGTACAATATAGTACTCGCCATCTATTAAAAAATGATAATATTTTAACCCATATTTTGCATATAAATCATATATTTGACTAATACTGTCTATAATAATGACAATTATTATATTACAACCTTTATCGCTTAACAGCTCGTGCAATTCAATAAATTCATCTTCAAAATTTTCGAGATTTTCAATATCTTGAAGGGTCAAAGGTCTTATATATTCTATATTATTTATAAAATCAAATTGCATAGTATCACTTATTACAGTATCACTCATTATATAATCACTTATTATATAATCAAATATAAGAAACTCAAATTTTTTGGGTGAAGAGTTCTCTTTTCTTTTTATAAAAGGCTTTTTTGAGTTAAAAAATTCTATGCAATGAGATTTGGGTGAAGCGATGATTTGACTTTGTCAAAAACTCTATGCAATGACATTCATTCTGGCATATATTTTAAATATTGCATTCTATCAGTTGGCTTATATGTTAATTCTGGTACCATTTTGCATATTTGCTCCCAATCCATATCATCATCTTCTACAGTTTCTTTACTCTGTATATATATATAATACAATATTCTCCTAATTTCAAATTCTTCCTCTGGTATAATACTATCTATAATTTTATAGATATAATAGGGATAATAATTTCTATTAGTTCGACTTCCTCTTTTAATATTTTCACACATTTCTATTACTTTATTAAATAAATTTTCTACTCTAATTTCCACTTCTTCTGAAATTGATGGAGGCCCTACCCCTGTTATTTTTTTTAATATTAGAGATATATTTTTATTTAATTCGCTTTTTTTAAGCTCTCTTAACATATTTCTAATATCAATTACGGTTAAAAATCTTAATACTTTTTTATCTCTTTTGATAATAAAATTTAGTTTTTCAAAAAGATCATTATCGGGATCATTGTTAGTTATTTCAGATTCATCTTCTTTAGCAAGAATATGTGACCACCAAGTATGAAAATGCCTATTTGGGTTAAATGTCCCTGACTTTGACTTTTGACTATCATAATTGCAAAATTGTATATTTTCAAATGATATTCCAATTAGTGGCTTTATCATAGCACAATTATTGCAAATGAGTTCAGATTTAATAGAATCAACTTCCATTTCATAATTGCATACATTACATATTCTATAATTTATATATTGGTATTCTTGTGTATATTCAATATTCATAGGATATATATCTATAAGATTTTGTATTTCTAAAAAAATAGGAGATATATGGCCATATATGGATTTTTTCTTTTTTTCTTTTATTTTAAAATGTTCACATCTTACTCTTACACATATATCATTTTTATATAAAATATGTATACACTGAATAAATATATTATTAATATCTGATAAGAAGTTTTCTGTATTTATTATGATATCAAAATCTGATATAATTTCTCCTCTATTTACATCATCGCTTAATAATCTTAATTGTAGTGGACTTGTAGTGAGTGCAAACCTCATTTCAATATCATTTAATTTTAATAAAATATCATCAATTGGGATTGATACTGATGCTATTTTATCAAATATATTTCTTAATATACTAAATTTTAGTGAAAAGTGTTTTAATAATATTTCCATTTTATTTTAAATTAAACATTATTTTATTATATAATATATATTTCTTGACTTTAAATAAAAATGGAAAATTTTGATGCCCTTTTAAATGATATTTTGGAAAATCCAGAATTAATTTTACAAAAAGATTTATCTGATGAACAAATTTTTGAACTTCAGAAGCGTATAAGCCCATATAAAAATTTTTCATCTGAGGGTTTGGAGGATCCAAACTTTAAAAAGATTTTAATTTTTAGCTATACCAATTTAAAAGAAGAATATTTAAAAAAGTTTTTAATGACTTCATTAATAGGATTTATGTTTCAAATGAAACATGAATTAGAAATTGATAATGAGTTGTTAAAATTTACAAATACACCATATATTGATAGAATTAATAAAATTCTTGAGGAAGCAAGTGCTATAAGTAATGTAGTTGCCAAATCATCAGAAGAGGACATAGTTGATAACATAGTTACCAATTTAGAAGAGGGCGCAGTTGGTACCCAAGTAAGTGATGTTCAAAGAATTAACACCGCCGCATTAGAATTATTAAAAGAAATATCAAATAATTTAGAATTTCCAGAAGATTCTGGAAAGGCAATAATTAATCATTTTTTATTAAGTCTATTTAAATTTGACCCAAATAAGCATGTTAGGAGTGCAACTATTGATGATGCAAAAATAGAAGAAGAAGTTATTAATGTGTGCGGAAATGATATCATTCTTGATGCAAAAGATCCATCAAGGGTACCATTAAAAACATTATTATCAAATCCAGATGTAACAACTTTTGAACATAAAGAATTATTTATGCGTATAGTTGAAACACCATCAACATATAATGCATTTAAATTATTATTAGAAGATAATTTTTCCATCTCTGAAATTAATACAGTCCTTGAAAATAAAAATGAATTTAAGGCCTTGCTATCTCCATTACCTAAAGATAATTCAGTAATGGGAGCAACTAAGATATTACCACCTAGAGATGTATTTTATAGATGGAGCTATTATAATGAAGTTAATTGTGAAGAATTAAGACATGTAACATCTTCATTATATTTAGATAAGCCCGATTTAGATATGCTATTTGCAGCATGGGATACGATAGAAGGTACTCAGCAAAAGGTCGATGAAGAGTTTACTAAATATTGCCAAAGACATCAAACAGAATTTCCAGCAGATATTAAAAATACAGATTTTGGAGGATGGACATTTTTTGCAGATTTTAAACAAAATCGCGAAAAGATTAATTTTTGTAATAGAAATACGGAAGTATTAAAACGCATCTTAGATCGCCATGAAAGCGATAAGCAATTAGGTGCAGATTTGATGAAAAATAGAATTAGACAGAGAAAGGCAAAGAATATCGCAGAAGATGGCCCAGATGCACCAGGGTTGTCACAATATAAAAGTATTCATGGAATTTCATTGCCAGGTGCTGAAAAGGTAATATCCCATGAAGAAATGTTAAGATTGGAAAAAGCTAAAGGAAATATTAAAGCAGCAAAGGAATTGGAATTTTTAGAAAATTTAGAATCACAAATTCAAGGATATAAAAATATTGAAAAAAATAGAGGAGAATTAACAAGAGAAGAACAGGTTGAGTTATCTTCTCTATATGAAAGATTAAAAATGGCGCATGAGATGGCAGATGTTCCTGATGATGCAATTCAAGTAGATGTTTTTACAAATGATACAAAATCCGGAACATTTACAAAATCTTCATTTTATACAAAATCTGAAGAATTGCTAAATTCACACCCTCCAGCTGAAAATTAAGCAGTTGGTTTAATATCAATTGGTACAATTGAATTTAAAATATTATTAATATCGCCCCCATCTTCTTTACTACTATTATCGACATTATCACCATTAGTAGTATTACCGCCATTATCACCATTAGTAGTATTACCGCCATTACCACCACTTCCATTACTGGCATTACCACCACTGCTGCCACTACTAATACTACTAATATCATCACTGTCATCATTATTTTTTTGACTATTATCATTTCGATCATTTTGATCATTTCTATTATTTCTATTATTTTGACCATTTCGATCATTTTGACCATTTTGATTATTTTGACCATTTCGATCATTTTGACTATTACCTCCCTTAATATAGCTATCTCCTTGAATATAGCCATAGCCATTATTATTATTTTTAAATGTATCATAAGATATTGGCTCAACTTGAATAACATCATGGGACATCTCTTTACTTAAATCAATGCCTGTAAATACCTCTTTAACATCTTTATTAATATGATTAACCTTCATAGATTTTTTTAGCAAAAAATCATGTATAAATATAATTATTAAAAAAACAATAAATATATAAAATCCACATTTAAATAAATCAGCACCTCCAAAATTCTGCACTTTATAAATAGCAACAATTATTATTATTACTAGAACAGTTAATAATAAGGCAACAAAGATCGGATTAGAAACTATTCTTTTACATATTGAAATTCCTCTTGCCATTGACTTTTTAAAAAATATTTATTATTTATTATTTATTATTTATTATTTATTTGTTATAGTATATTATATAAAATTTTATATATTAATTGCCATTTAGTTTTTTAATTACCATTTAGTTTTTTAATTACTATTTAGTTTTTTAAAAAAGTTATGCCAATGCGAGGAGGCTGCGGCCCAGCACATACAGGGTCTTTATGCATTTCAATTATTATTTTAATAATTGTAATTATCTTAATAATTATGGTCTGCTGTAATTATAACTACAATTATAATAAGCCACCTCCACCAAGAATTCAGAATCCAGGCGCTGCAGCGGCAGCTGCGTATAAATATGGAATAAATGGAGGAATGAATAGAATGAATGGAATGAATGGAGGGATGAATAGATTTGCTACTCCAGTAATAACTCCAGATGAGTTCCAAAATCGTCGCTACAATAAAGTAAATTTTAATAATAATGACTATTATGATCCAGTATTTTAAAATTATGCATAATTGAATATAATTGCAATTTAAATTTCCTTGAAGGAATTAATCTTCAAGTAATAAATAAAGATAATAAATTAATAATATCACCCATTTCTGATGAAGATTATCATGAACTTATTCCTGATACCCCTTATATTGTTATCCAAATGGCATTACCAAATATTAAATTAATGTGTATTCTTAATTTATCTATATTATCTGTAGAGGTGGTGGGAAAAGGAGTATTTTGTAAAATGTTTTCATTTGAAGATTTTATAAATGATTGTCAACAAGTTGATAAATATGAAGATAATAGTCAACAAGTTGATAAATATGAAGATTTTATAAATGATTGTCAACAAGTTGATGAAATTAAATATTTACCATGTGTGCAAAATTGTATGCAAAACCCCAATGAGGAAAACTTATTATTAGATAAATTTTTTATATTTTGTAGAACTATTACACAGGAATTAAATCCATTAATTGAAAAAGTTATACAGGATCCACAATTACTAAAATTAATATTTAATGATGCATTTTTTACACATTATTGACATAGTCAAATAAGTCTTTTATTTTTTTTTATTTTTATATATATATATTAATTGCTATTTTTTTTACTTTGTATTTTTTTTAAAATAAAATGCCATCAATGAGGGGAGGCTGCGGTTCAGCACATACAGGATCTTTATGCATTTCAATTATTATATTAATAATTGTAATTATCTTAATAGTTATGGTCTGCTGTAACTATAACTATAACTATGGCAATTATAACTATGGCAATTATAATAAGCCACCTCCACCAAGAATACAAAACCCAGAAGCAGCTGCGGCAGCTGCGTATAAATATGGGATGAATGGAGGTATGAATAGATTTGCAAATATACCATACGATCCCTGGGGAACTTGCGATAATAAACCAAATTGTACACCCTGTAGTACTATGGGGATAGGAGGTGTTTGTAATAATAGTAAGTGCGATTCTACTCCTTCTATAGTTGAATCTTGCGAAAATGCTTATATATATTAAATTGCTATTTTAGTCATTATTTTTTTTGCCTTCTATTTTAAATATATATTTGAAAAGTATTATAAATAAATATATATAGCTTATTATATAGAATGTCAGAAAATTCAATAGTTTCGTTATCATCAATAGAATATATAAAATTTGGTTTTAATGGTGATAATGAAAATAATTTAAATGGTGTAGAAATTAATAATTATGAGCTATTTCAGCCGGATGGGATGCCTATTCCAAATGGTGTATATGATTTAAAAATGGGAACAATAGACCATAATTATTTATGCTTAACCTGTTTAAATGGGAAGAAATTATGTCCTGGTCATAGAGGTAAATATGTAGTAAAAACTCCATTGCTACAACCATTGGGGATATCATTAATTAGAAAAATATTAAAAATTATTTGTTTTCATTGTGGTAGTATAGTAGTAGAATCAGAAAAATTTGAAAATATCCCAATTCACAAAAGATTTAATGAGATATTAGCATTAGCAAAGGAGAAAAAGGCATGTCCAACTTGTAAAACAATTCACCCAAAAATTGTAAAGACTAAAGATGATTATTTTACAATATATGCTGAATATCAGCAAGATGATAAGCGAAAGAGTGCTAATATAATGGGCGACAAATTATATCCTGGGGCAATAAGAGAGATTTTTAATAAAATTAGCATTGCGACCTTAGAGACACTAAATTTAATAGATGGCAGAAATCCATTAAAATTAATTATCTCCACTATAGAAATTCCGCCTAATTGTATTAGGCCAAGTATTAAAAGTTTTACAGGTGGTAGTAATTATCATGATAGTACAACTATTTTACAAAATTTAATAAAAAGAAATAATGAGCAAATTCCAGATCAGTTGCCTGAATATTTATTTAAATATGTTAAAAATGCAAATATTGATCAGGAATTAGATAAAAAAATACAAAATTTACAACAGTTTTATTATGATCTTATTATGGGATCATCTGCGGCTAATCAAGGTACTAATAGTGGCAAGCGAGTTTTAATGGTAGGCTCTAGGCCTGTGCATAATTTTATGAGAAATTTAACAGGCAAAGAAGGGAGACTTAGAGGAAACTTATTAGGAAAGCGAGTGCTTTTTATGAGTAGAAGTACAATAAGTGGAAATATGAATTATAAAATTCATGAAGTTGGTATTCCGTTAGAATTTGCAAAAATTCAGCAAGTGCGGGAAACTGTACAAGAATTTAATCGTGAATTTCTTATGTCTATATTCTTAAATGGTAAAAAGCAATATCCAGGCTGTACTCATATAATTAAACGATCAACTGGCGAAATGCATGATGTATCGGGCCTAAAAGGAAATTATTATATAGAATATGGTGATATTATTTGTCGAAATATAATAGATGGAGATTTTGCATTTTTTAATCGTCAACCAACATTAGAGCGATCAAGTATTGGTGGTCATATTATTAGAGTAATTAAAGATGAATCGATTCATACATTTCAAATGAATGTTATTGCATGTGATTACTATAATGCGGATTTTGATGGTGATCAGATGAATTTATGGGTATCAAGAGATCCTGCTGCAAGGGTAGAAGCTAAGCTTATGTCTAGTGTATCTAATTTATTTATTAGTACAAAATCGGGCAATCCCGTAAATGGTCAAGTACAAGATTCTAAAATTGGATGTTATGAATTAACAAGACATTTTATAAAGATGAATAAATTTCATGCAATGGGGCTATTTACAAAAACTGGATTAAATTCTCCACAATTTCATAAATATAGCAATGATCATATATTTACAGGATCTGATATAATAACTCTTTTATTAGAGGCAAATAATATTATAGTTAATTATTCTGGAACGCCAATGACATATAATGAGTTATTTATTCCTTATATCCCATATAATGATAATGAAAAATATACTGTTATAAAAGATGGTAAAATGTTACAAGGTGTATTAGATTCAGAATCTATTGGGAATAAATCAAGTGGTGGATTATATCATATTATAAGTAGAGAATATGGAGCAGATAAGACATTAGATATAATATATTATTTTCAACAAATTGCTCTTACTTTTCTACTTAATAGTGGTATAACCGTTTCGACTTCAGATTTATGTATATCAAGAGAAGCAAATGATGAAATTCATACTCTATGTGATATTGTAAATGCTGAATCAGAAACCATTGCACAAAAATTAATTAATAAAAATATAATTCCGCCAATTGATTCAAATGTGCATGATTTTTATGAATTAATGCAATTAAATGCATTAAAGCTAAATGATAGTAGCGTATTAAAGATTTTACTAACTAATATTGACCCAGATACAAATGGATTCTTCAAAATGATATCTGTAGGTAGTAAAGGAAAACTAAATAATATGATACATGTAAGCGCTGCAGTTGGCCAAATAACAATTAATGGTGAAAGAATTAAAGAAATATTTTCACATGGAAGAACTCTTCCATATTTTCCAAGATTTTCTTTTGATTCAAGATCTAGCGGATTTATTAATAATAATTATGTATCTGGGCTAACGGTTTCAGAGTTTACTATAGGAGCTATGAATGGCCGATTTGATATTATTAATAAAGCTCTATCAACGGCATCAACTGGATATATGACAAGAAAAGGTGTATTGTCAAATCAATCAAGCATTATAAATAATCATAGACATGTTGTTAAAGATAATAAAATTGTACAATTTATCTATGGAGAGGATGGCATTGATAGTAGGGAACTTGAAAAGGTTAACTTTAGTATTATACATATGAATGATGAGCAATTAATGCAATATACAATTCCAGAAGAATTTATAAATACTAATAAAGATATTATAAATACCCTTAGCGATGAAAGTTATGTATTAAATACATTTAATAAAATTAAAGATGATAGAGATAATCTTAGAAATAAATTAATAAATATCGAATATTCTGTATTTGGGCAGTTTTTTAAAACCAGCTTTTTACTACCAGTAAATATTAATAGATTGATTAAAAATATGCCAAAAGAACCAACTCTAGTTGGATTAAAGGATAAAATAATTAGAATTGAGAAATTTTATAATAATATGGCATATATATTTATGAATGAGATTCAAGAAGTAAATCAATCATATGTTCCAAAGCATAAAAAATATGCAGCGGAATTGGTATGTATATCAATAAGAGCAGAATTAAATCCTAAAATGTTAACAACATTAACTGATGATCAAATATCATATATAATAAGTTTTGTTAAGCATAGATATAGTATATCATTAATTGATTATGGATCTGCCGTTGGTATATTAGCTGCACAGGCCATCAGTGAACCTCTTACTCAATATATGTTAGATTCTCACCATAGGAGTGTAAGTGGAGGTACAAATAAATCTGGACTTATAAGAGTTATGGAAATTTATGGGGCAAAATGTGTCTCAAAGGAGCAATCATCATCAATGCAATTATTTATTAAACCTAATTGCGCTAATGATTTAATATCTACACAATCAATTGCCAACTTAATAGAATATGTATGCTTAAAGAATTTAATTAAGCAATATGATATTCTATTAGAATCATCTAATGAATTAATATATCCTCCATATAAATCGGATATTGAATGGATTCAAGAATATATTGAGGCACATCCATTAATACAAAAATCACAAGATTTAACAAATTGGTGCTATCGGTTAATTATAGATAAAACATCTTTAATTTTAAAATCAATTCCATTAGAATTAATTATTATGCAAATTAAAATTAAATATCAAGGAATACATATTGTGCATACAAGTGAATCTGTTGGAGATATTATTATCCGAATATGGCCAAGAATTACACAATTGGGAAAAACTGGAACTTATGAATTTAAAGCTATTCATTTTCTAGAAAATAGTTTATTAGAATGCCCAATTAGGGGAATTAGAGGAATTCTTAGAGCAACGAGCAAAAAAATAAATAGAAAATCTATTGATAAGAGTGGAAATTTAATAACTGAAGAGCGGCTTGCTATAGAGACTATAGGAACTAATCTTAATAATATATTTCTATATACCGCAATAGATACACCATTGGCTATTTCAAATAGCATTGGTGATACTAATGAGATGTTTGGAATTGAAGCGGCAAGAATGAAAATTATAAATGAAACTCTCTCATTTATGCAAAAGGATGCTCCAAATTTACGCCATTTATATATATACGCTGATGAAATGACTAGAACTGGTAAATATACCAACTTGGAAAAGAGCGGTATTAATAATAGAGAACATAATAATGTTCTTCTACGAGCCGCAATGAGTTCACCAATTCAAGTATTTCAAGAAGCGGCTATAAATGGTACAACTTCAAAAGTTAGTGGGATCTCAGCACCTATGCTTTTAGGAGAAATTCCAAAAATTGGAACTCTATATAATTCATTTGTTGTCAATGAGAACTTTATTAAAACAAATACTAAAAGTCTTGATTCTGTATTAGATGATCTGTAAATGTCATTGCATAGACTTTTTACCGCCCTACAAGACTTTGTCTTTTCGGTCTCCAAAAAGTTCACAAAAAAAACTTTAGCAGAATTAAATATTTAAAAGACTTTTTTAAAAAAAAGTTCACAAAAAACTCATTGCATAAAGTTTTTACTAAATCAAATCATCGCATTTACTAAGACTTAAATTTAATTAAAAATATGATGATGGCACAAATTCGCATTTTAAGATCTTCTCTCTTTTTTTTATGGCATCTATAACCATATCTAGAATGCACGACTCTATTTTGATATTTTTTATAGTTATTAACAAATTATTATCTATGGGGATAGCATCAACAATTATTGCCATTATTAATTTATTGTAGAAGATTAAATTAGTCTCTTTATCTATAATAAAATTATTATTATCTATTGTGATATCAATCCCTAAATTTAATAATAACCCTTTTGGAATGCTATCGCAATTTTTTAATAATATTTGTACTATTGAGATAGAATCGGCAGATATGTACCTATCACCATTTTCATCAAAAATAGTTGTATACATACCCCCATCCTCATTAAAAATTTTCACAGTGCTAAATTCTGAACCCATTTTTATATATTTATATTATTATCAAATATAATATATTATAAAGTAGGTAGGTTAGGTCCAGATTTCCAAATATGCCATTGTAGCAGATAGTTTACTATTTTATAATAGTTAGCATTATTGCTTATATTAAAATTATATATTTTTGCATCACATCCCATTATTATAAACATTGCAAATATAAAATGTATTTTATTCCCATTAAAGCTAAGGCTTATAGCATCTATAAATGGCTTATTATTTTCAGTAGCGATTTTGAAAAAGACAAAAATTCTATATATAAATCTGGAAATTATTTCATTAATATTATATTCTAATAAATGAATAAATTTTTTAGGCAATTCAATATTGTATGATAATAGCAACTCTTCATAAGAATATCTACTATCATAATCACCATTAAAGCATTCAATATATGTATTTTCAATTTGAAATTTGCACATAAGTGACAAAATAATTATCATTGTAGAAATTACATTTTTATACCAATATATCATATGTGGCAATATATTAGTTGGTACATATTTTGGCAAATTTGGAGCATTTATTAACACTCTAAGTTTTTTTTTTGTTTTTATATAATCATCTACTTTGGCAACTAATTGAGATATGGCAGCAACTTGTTCTGGCTCTATACTATTAAGGGATGCAATTATGCTTAATAGAGTATTTATGATAAATTGTTCATAGGAATTGCTCGTATATGCACTAAATGTATATTTATCGCAACGCATACTCTGTATAGAAACATCATCCATAATTGCTGCAGTGGTAATGGGTTCAGAAATGCTTTCAGCAATGGTTTCATCAATGGTTTCATCAATGGTTTCAGCAATGGTTTCGGCAATAGTTTCAGGCATATATTTATATAATTCATCTATTAATTCATCTAAAGAGCCTTTTTGCCTTTTTAAAGATCTTTCACTATCCATTATCTTATTGTATATAAAATTATATAAATGAATATCAAATATAGTAGAAATTAGTCTATAAAAAAAAATATAAATAATACCATTGAAGAAATTAAGATATAATCTTATTACAATATTCAATATTTGCCAAAATGTCTATATTTGATGGATCAATGGCTAATGCTTTTTGAAATATTTGATATGCATCTGCTACCCTCTGCATCAAAATTAGAAGATGTCCATAATTACATAATAGAATAACATTATCGTCTTCTATTGATAGAGCATGCAAAAATACAGTCTCAGCTTTACTATAATCCTTTGACACAGTATAGAGATAGTGTGCATAATTATTTAATTGTACACAATTTGCACAACTATCAAAATCAAAATCAGCAATTAGTTGTAGCCGGATTGGATTAGGTGCTTCATCCACAGTCCAGTCGTAATCGCCATAGCCTTCCTCCTCATTCATTGGTATTGCTGCTTGTATATGCATTTGTGGACTTATTTGCATAGATTTTATAATATTACCATCTTCGCCCAATGCATATATTATCTCCATTCCCGGTGCAGATGGGTCATTTTTCCATAAGAGCATTTTGCAGGGCAATGATTCATTATTTTTCTTAAGTCTTTTATATATCTTTGCATATTCGGGATGATCCTTGCGGTGATGATGATAAAACATACTCAATGCTGCAGCATCCATACTCCCTCCGCGACCAAGTATAAAACTATGTAGTGCGTGCGCAAATTCCTCTACATCTTTCATAGCACTAATTTTATTATATTCGCATTGCCTATCTGCCGCTATATCACATGCTTTATCATTTATTACCGCACATATGATTCCTTTTCCACCTATAGCATCATCATCCTTCCATAAAAGATACTGCTGAGCTAATGGCTCAGAATAAAACTTCTTTGCTTTTGTTTTTGCTTGATACAACTTTTTGCACTCAGGGTAGGATTTGTAGAAATTGCCAAGTTCTGAAGCCTTCATCTCAAATATTTCATTTTTTACTAAGAATTCATATAATTTCATAATTACATATTCTATAGTAATAACTCCATCGGCATCGGCATTAGATACTGCATCTGCATCGACATTAGATACTACAGCTGCTTCAACTTTGACACTATCAGCAAATCTGACGACTTTAGGCACAGTACCAGCAGCTTTAGGCACAGTAATGGCAGCTTTAGACACAGTAACGGCAGCTTTAGACACAGTAACGGCAGCTTTAGACACAGTAACGGCAGCTTTAGGCACATTAATGGCAGCTTTAGGCACAGTAACGGCAGCTTTAGACACAGCAGCAGAGCCAGCCCTAATTGCTCTATTTTTATATGTCACGGCATGTCGATAATCATCAAGGTAGTGAATAGAGAATGTATCCTTATATCTATTAGCAAGCTTAATCCAATTACTACTAATGTTTCTTTTCCAGCACCATAATTCAACATTCCATCTATTTGTATCTAAGACCTGCATAACAATATCTGGAAATGTTGTATTTCCATTATTATCATTACCATCGCCCGATAATAGAAGCATTGTACCCCCTTTGTCAATATCTTCTAATATTTTATTATGCAGTAACTCGTCAACCCCTTCCTCATGCTGCTTTCCATTTTTATCAGATAATCTTTTTTTGATGCATATTTCTGAATTTGTTCCCCAGCGGTCCCAAACTCCATTACCTTCTAAAGGTTGTTCAGAAATATCTCGAGAGCTTCCAGCCACATAAACACGATCTATATTTCGACCCCCACCCACTGCACCAATAGTGTCGGTAAAATTTAGCATTATTTCGGGATCTTCTTTGCCATCTGCATTTATTGATGCCCCAATTATAATGTTAGATGCATCAACATATGCATATAAATTGCTTTCCTTATTTATTAATTTTAAATATTCCAAAAACTCAGATGGATCTTCTAATTTTTTTTCAAATTTCTTAATATTTGAGGGATACAATGATCGGACCAAGGTATTATTATTTTTGCATTTTATCAAACAAACTTTACAATGGTAAGAAAGCAACTTAAGCTGCTCTTTATCTAATTTATCAACATCTTTCGCTGAATACTCTTTACTGCAAAGGAGTAGCTTTTTTGAAAAAAGATCTCTGCCTTCAGAAAGAAAGCTTTGAAAACTTTCTAAACTTTCTGTATCGGTATAACAGATATCCATTTTATTAAAATCAGAAGAAATGTTAATTTTTACATTTGGATAAATACTCTCCCAATAGTCTATAAGCTCACCTACATCTTCTAAAAATAAATAATGTGATAAATTTAAATCAGAAATATTTATACACTTAGTGCTTGGTGGAGCCTGTGTATTATCTATTAGTTTATCAAATTCTAGATCAGGAAAACATTTGCAAATATTCCCACCATTGATAAAAAGCGTTGAAAAATTATGGCCCGCACTATGACATACTATCTTAAAGTATTTATCTATGTTGGTACTAATTTCACTTCCATTAAACTTTCTATCTTGGTCTTTTAAATATTTATAGAATCCGACAGCCCATTGTCTGTACTCTAGTATATGATTTATTATTTGCTCAACAACTGTTTCTTTCTCTGGTACAGATAAACCACTACTTCCCCATATATATATACCATTACTTAAAGATACTTCGATAAATGCTTGACTTGAAGACCATTGACCTGGCCTTAATAATGCCACAGGTAAAAATCTACAATTTGTAGCAATATTCAATATATCTCCACCATCTTCAATACATTTAAAAGGATCAGATAATGTACCCTTAGGTACTTCTTCCGACTGCACTGCCTCCGACTGCACTGCCTCCGACTGCACTGCCTCCGACTGCACTTCTTCCGACTGTACTGCCTTCTTCTCTCCAGTAATAGAATTAAAAATGCTAGAACAAGCTTTAATATATCCCCTTTTATCAATACTTGGATTCCCTCGGTATGCATTTCCAATTACCAATAATCTTGCAACAATGCAACATACATCCTTATTCAAATTAGGAGTTACATGCAGAATGAGCAATAGAACCTTTTTAAAGTTTAATAGCTCAATTTGCTCAGCGGGAGTTATAGCAATTTGCTCAGCGGGCGCTATAGCAATTTGCTCAGCAGATGCAACATGTGAAGAAACTATCTCTTGAATTTCCATACTAGTAAAGCACAGCATGTAAAAATGTGCCAATATATGGTATACAAGCCCACTTCTGCATTCTTCTGATTCTATACCTTGCAGCAGAATAGGAAAATTAGCAAAAATATGTTGGCTTATGCAAATACCATTTTCCCTAAATAGTATAGCAGTATCTTGAATAATGGAAGTATGTATTTTGACCGCATCAGATAACATCTTAGAAGTAATGACATTCTTTTGAACTTTAAAGGACAATTCTACTAATTTGTAAAAGTGTACCCAGCTAATTGAATATTGCCGAGCTTCTAGAGTTAACATGAAGAAAAAGCGCGCTGCCGTATTGACACATTTCACTTCAGATAGGTCTCTAAATGCCAATGGTAATGCCAATGGTAATGCCAATGGTATTGCCAATGGTAATAATTGCTCATCATTATCATATTCAATAATTCCTTCTTCATGGGTAAATAAACATAAAGCCCCAAATGGACAAGGGCCTTCTTTCCAATACTTACAATGTCGACTTATTTCATCCCATGGCGATACTGCTTCAGCATGTATAAATAAACACCCTTCGCCATACTTACATACCCCAGTATCTGTCCAATGCTTACAGAGTTTTGTCTTAATGGCTACTGGCTGAGAGCTATCATCCGCTTTAGTATATAATACTGCCCCAGCATAATCTAACATTTCAACAACTCTATTATATTTTTTTTTACGAGCATATTCTACTGCAGATTTGCCATTTTTATCTATATGGTGTATATTGGAACCATTATATAATAACCAATCTATTATATCTATATACCCAGATGATGCAGCATGTATAAGTGGGGTCTTGCCTGCATCATCTGGATAATTAATATCAGCACCTCTTATATACAATAATTCAACTATTCTTATATGATTATGTATAACAGCTACAATAACTACGGTTCTCCCTCCCGTATCTTTATTGCCTATTTCTGCACCATATCCCAATAAAATATCTACAAGATCTATACGCCCATTTTTACATGCATGAAATAGTAGAGATCTGTTATCATTATCGCATATATTTAGATCTCGTCTCCCATTTCTATATAATTCCAATAAATAATTAGCAACTGTACAATCATTTGTATTAGCTGCTGCAAACATTAATGCTGATTTGCCATCTTTGTCCACGCTAGTGAGGTGTTGTAGTAGCAGTCGTTCCCCAATTGCTCTAAATTTTTCAACAATTTTAGTTATGGTAGCTAAATCACCATATATGGCTGCATATGCAAATACGCTCTTTCCGAGCTTATCTACAGCATTTAAATTGGTACCATTATAATTGATAAAATATTCAACAACTTCATATTTACTATTAGATAATGCAAGCATTAATGCACTCTGCTTTTTACTATTAGCATAATTTACATTTGCGCCATCTTTTAGTAAATCGCATACACGTACCAAGTTACCATCAGCGGCGGCATTGAGTAATTCACTATTGGCATCAGCGGCGGCATTGAGTAATTCACTATTGGCATCAGTTGCACTATTGGCATCAGTTACACTATTGGCATCAGTTATATCTTTATTCATTATCACATTAATAATCTTTTATTTACTATCAAATATATATTTGAATATACTATATATAGTAATAAATGGCTAATATGGATAATTTTGCGGCATTGGTACCATCAGAAGACACTTTAGAATTAGCAACAGAATTGCGAATTAGTATCATGGATAAATTTAAAGACTTGGGTGCAATAATTTATGATAGTGAGTGTAATGAAATAACTGCAATATTTAAGAATACAATTAGAATTTCTATATTTACTAATGGAGTTAATGAAAATTACTGGATTCTTAAAATAGATGTATGTTACTGCCCCCTTTCTTTAATTAAACGATTTTGCCCTCCTTTAGAGTATCCTCGTTTAAATTTACATAAAGAGATAACAACTAAATTTTATCAATTTTGTATGATGGTGCTTAATAGGGTATTTAATTTAGATATTGCAAATAATATATTAAATTTTATTGACTTTAAGCACCTTTTTATTCCATTACCAAGTGATAGATGTGCTAGAATTTCACCAGAATTATTATATAATATAATGATAGTACTTTCTGAACAAGATGTAAAAAATGAGGCATTAAATAGTGTTATGCGTGAACTAGTCTCATTAACAGATAGTTGCTCAACAGTGAATAAGAATGGTGGGTACAGCAGTGGGTATAGCGGTAGATATAGCAGTGGTGGACTTCGATGTGGAGAAATGGAGACGTGGGTATTATCAGCTAGTCCGATTATATTACCAATTCATATAAATACTAGTACATGTAATTATTACAATGCGGATTTTTATGATGATCAATTAATTATATGGGAATCTCCTTATACTACTGCTATACGGGCAAATTTAAAAGAAAGGCATAGTACGTATTTAAGAGCAAGGCCTAGTATACAAAAAAAAGAAAAATATAGTGTATATTTAAATAATATACATATGTATAAAAAATTACATAAAATGTGGCATTGCTATTCATTCCATTTAGGACTTATTTATAAATTAGTAAGAGAGAATAGGCTAGTTATTTTTGCAAATGTATTGCAATTATTTCGCAAATGTATTGCAAATGCACCACAAATGCACTACAAATGCACCATTGCACCACAAATGCACAATTGCACCATTGCACCACAAATACGGCATTATTATAAAAAAGCATAATTGAATAAATATATTTTTTTCTATATATAGAAAATAAAATATATAATTATGGCGCATAATGTAAATGTAATAAATATAGTAATTGAATTAACAGATAATTTTACAAAAATATTATCCAAAAATGAGCTACAAAGACATCCAAAATTAAAATTAAGTGGCAATGGGACTGGTGATAGATGGGCAAATAAAAAATTTAATTATACAGTAATATACTCAACTGGAATAACGAGAACATATAGTGAAAATACTGAAAATGATTATATAAATGATACTTTATTAAATGCATTTCTTGAAAATTATCGAAGTGTGCGCAATAGTGGTAGTATTAGCAGTATTGGTAATAGTAGTGGCATTATTGGCATATTTGTACATTCAGTAAAGCAGAATATAGAAACTCGCAATATTAGAGCAAATATTAAAAAAGAAATAAAGTCTCGAATGTGTGCTATGTGTGATAGCTATAAAGAGGTTGAATGCGATCACAAAAATGATTTATATAATGATAAAAGAGTACTGATATTAGAAGAGCAATCAGAAGAAGATTTTCAGCCCTTATGTAGACGCTGCAATCTTCAAAAGCGGCAGCATTGTATAAAAGAAAAAGAAACAAATAAATTATATTCTGGGAAGCAGTCGCAAAGATATAGATCATGTACATTTGAGTTCCCATGGGAAAAAAAGAACTTTGATATAAATGACCCAGATTGTAAAAAAGATACTTTTTGGTATGATATTCTTGAATTTGATCGTAAAGTACATTTGTATAGTATATATTGGCCAATTATAAAAAAAATTAAATGCAGAAAAAAAGGTAGGGGTATAAAAGTGCAATATTTACTTGATGTTTTATAAATTTTTTAATATTTGCTATTTTTTTTTGGGTTAAACAAAAGTACTTTGTTTTTAATTTAAACACTTTTTAAAAAAGCAACACCTACGCAATAGCATCTAATATCTTTAGATAATATTCTTCCGATATTTCGCACCCCTTAAAGTGTCTATTTAGATGCTTACAAGCTACAGCTGTTGTACCCCCTCCTAAAAAGGTATCTAATACAATATCTCCCTCATTGGAATGCTTTCTTATTAATTCTTCAAATAATAGTATATTTTTTTGTGTTGGATGAAATCTACCCTTACCACCTTGTAGCGGAAAATTATAAATGCCAGTATCATAATGGCTATTAAATGTTGGCTTTGCCCCTTTAATGCCGACTAGAGCAATTTCTCTACAATTGGTTAGATAATTTATTTTAGAATTTAATGGCTGCGGATTAGTTTTTATCCACTCAATAAATCGAATTTGTTTGAATTTATATTTTTCCATTATATCTTTTAGTATGGATATTTTCCACAAATCAAAAAAGATTATGAGAGTTCCTCCTTTTTTTAATTTTTTATAATATTGTGCAATGTATTGCTCTAAAATTTCGATTGTAAAATTATTATCCCATTCTCCATAATTGGTTTTAACACAATATTTTTTACCATATATAGTTCCATATTTCATATAATTTTCTTTTTTTGCATCATTAAGTAAATTATTTTCTACTTTATATATTATCCACTCTTCCTCAGTCTTGACAAATTCTACATTATTTTCTTCATTTTTTTTTACAGTGTTGTAATGAGTATTCATTCCAGATTCTCTTGATATAATATATGGCGGATCAGTCAATATCAAATTAATTGAGGCATCTTCTAATGTAAATAAATATTCAAGTCCATCTATATTTTGTATATCTATTGTAGTAGGGGGTATTTTTATATCTACTGCTTCATTCGCATTTGCTTCTGCTTTTACTTCATCTACATCTGCATTTGCATTTGCTTCTACTGCGTCTACATCTGCATTTGCATCTACATCTGCATTTGCTTCTGCATTTGCATTTGCTTCTACATCTGCATTTGCTTCTATATTTACATTTGCTTCTGTATTTACATCTACATTTTTTACTTTAGTTTTGTCCATTTTTGTCTGATATCTAATAAATCTTATATATAAAATATATAATATATAATATCAAATATCAAATATATAATTATAAATAGTTTAAGCATTTCAAAAAAAAAATACAAAGTGAAAGTAACAGTGACAATTAAAATATTAATTGATTTTTTTGTGGTTTTTCTTTTGGGTCTATATTTCTGCATTCAGGGCAGCTATTATTTTTTTGTAGCCATATATCAATTCCTCTACATTCGTCACTACCACTAGAAGGAGACTCATGAAATAGATGCCCACATTTTAAGGTAATAGTATTTGGACTTAAATGGTGGATATTATGTAAGCATAATGCGCATATAGGGGCATTTGCATTAAGATCATTTATATATGTATTAATATTTTTTTGAATTGAATTTAAATCATGTGAAGCATACTTTGCTAAATATTTAAAATTTGATACTCCATACCATTCTTCATAGGTTAAGTTACTTTGAATATATCTATTTATATATATATTCCAATCAATTTTTAAGTTATTTATAGATTCTATTTTTTTACTCTCAGTATTAATTATAATATCTATTAATTCTTTTAAAATAAAGATCTTTCCCTCCATCTTTGCGGCATTTAGGAAAGATATTCTTTTATTTAATTCTTTTATCTGTGTAGCAATTAATGACAGGGATTCATAATCATTACCAAATACCATTTTTAAAAATTCTTCATTTATAAAATATTTATTATAGCGTTTAATAATTAAGTTTGTGTGTATATACCCATATAGCCATTTTACGTAATCATTTAAATGCAATAAATTATGAATTTTAAAATCAGTAATTCTTGTAGGTGTTAATAATTCAGCACTATATATCATATGCTGAAAATAATCATTTTTACATAATATCTGATAATAATTATTTTCAATAATGTTTGTTTTTCTATCTATATTAATGGCATATCCGCTACTAATTGTATTTAAATTAATATCATTTGTAAACACTGCAGATAACATATTTAATGAGGCTAATTGTATAGTACCTATAGCAATATCATCATTAATATATTCCCATTTTAAATGTAAATTGGCAATTTCTAAACTATTATTTTCAAATTTTAAATATGGAAATACAACACCATAACCTCTATTAAAATATTTGATTAATGCAGTTTCGTATACATCTTCTATATATGAAGGCATAATAATATTTAATTTAGTAACTAAAGACCAAGCTGATAATTTAGTCAAATATGTAGTTATTCCATCATATGCAATTGCACGAGATGGTAGATCAAAACTATGCAAAATTTCACTAATTGATTTATAATTTTTTAATATAATTTTAATTATAATATTTTGAGAAGTTGTAATTTTAAAACAACCTTTTACAATACAAATATTATATTTATATCCATATTTATTTAATATTTCTAATATCTTAATTATTTTTATATTTTGAGACTTTATCATTTCTCGTATAGATACCGTATCAGCACTATATAAAAATAAATTAAAGCTATTTGGTAAAATAAGCTCATTTTGAGAACTATATGGATATAGCGCGCCACTGCCACATAATACAATATTATCTACAGTCATTAATATTTCCTTTATATGCGGAATATTTGCTTCTACAAATGTATTATATTGTAGTTGTTTATTATTTGCATTGGAGGCATTGGAGGCATTGGAGGCATTGGAGGCATTGGAGGCATTGGAGGCATTGGGGACAATACTGCTAGTTGTCGCAATACTACTAGTGCAACTATTAGTGCAGCTATTACTTGCTGCTGTAATTAATTTATGGTTTTTTGGCAATAATATTGAACTCTTTGCTATTTTTAAATTTTTATTAAATTCATAATTTACATTATTTAATTTAATTAACTTTTTTAATTCTCCAGCATTAGTAGGAGCTGTATAATGCTCTTTGATTAACTTGTTTAGATCCATCTTATATATCCTATATATCCTATATATTTATACTATATATTTATATAATATAAAAAAATAAATAAGTATATTACTTTATTTTATTAAATGCCATTGCATAGGCATCGCTTTTTTTTCAAAAAAGTCTTATAGCGTAACAGAAATTGGAGTATCACTATCTCTGCATTCTGGACATACTTTTGATTGTTTAAACCATTTAAGTATTCCTTGACAATTCCATGTATCTGCATCTCTACAATATAAATCCTTATCTTTATGATATATATGGCCACATTTTAATGTAATTATATTTGCAGAAAGTATAATATTAATATCTTCTAAACATAATGGGCATATAGTATTGCATAATGAATTTCTAATGTGGTAATGCATAGTTTTTAATAACTCATTTGTATTATATGTAACTGTAGGTAAAGCTCCACAATCTACTGTAGGCAAAGCTCCACAATCTACTGTAGGTAAAGCTCCACAATCTACTGTAGGCAAAGCTCCACAATCTACTGTAGGCAAAGCTCCACAATCTACTGTAGGCAAAGCTCCACAATCTACTGTAGGCAAAGCTCCACAATCTACTGTAGCCAAAGCTCCACAATCTACTGTAGGCAAAGCTCCACAATCTACTGTATGCAAAGCTCCACAATCTACTGTAGGCAAAGCTCCACAATCTACTGTAGGCAAAGCTCCACAATCTACTGTAGGCAAAGCTCCACAATATTTATCACCATACCATTCCTTGTTAGTCTGTGATGTTATATGTAAAGACCCATTTAATTCAATATCTCTATTTAGATATATACACCAATCAATATAATTATTTTTTATTTGCTTATAGTATTGTAAGGCACCATCAAATAGCCGCTTAAGCTCATTTTTATATAATTTAACTTGAGCTGAGCATAGTTTAGTATCTATGGCGGATAGTCGATAATTGACTTGTTCGATATCATTATCTAATTTAGTTTTAATTGATAAATAAACCTCTTCAGCATTGTCCGTAGGAGCAATTGTATTTTTAATAAAATATTTTAATTGTGAATTATTTAATATATACATATTACCCTGCTTTATAATTATGCCCATTAGTAGCTTTTCTAACCATTTTGCATAACTGGTTCTCCATGATTCACCAAGAATATTGAATATCATCATTTTATCAATAAATATAAAATTGCTATGCATAGGTGCATATAAAGATTTTGTCTTTTTATAAGAATATAAGAAGAATGCGGATTTTTTAAATACTTGATTACAATTTAGCTCAAATATATCATTACTATATAATATGTCACGCTTCTTTTCTTTTATAGTATCATAATCAATATCGCAATCATTAACTACAAATGAATTTATTATTTGTAATTTTGGCAATTTGATATTACCTATAGCGATATTCTTATCCTCATTTATTGTACAATAAATATCTATAGTTATATTTGGCAAATGGATAATAGGCTCATCCATATTAGATAAACATAAAAATACCAAACCAAATCCTCTATCAAAATATTTTTTTAATCTAATTTCATATGTTGAGCTCCTATATTCCGGAAGAATGATATTTAAGTGATTAATAAGCGACCATTCTGCCAATTTGGTAAAATATGTTGTCTTGCCATCATATGCAATTGCACAAGAAGAAATATCAAAGCTATGCAATATCTCACTTATTGAAAAATAATCTCTTAATATAATTTGGATTTCAATATCTTTTAAGATTATTGTTATAACTCCTTTTACCAATTCAAAAGTAAATATTAATTTGTGGCTCTGAATTATATTTAATATCTCATTTATCTTATACATCCTCTTTGCCTTATTATTGGCAAGATCTTGCTCAGAGTCATAAAGAAATATATCAAAATCTTTAGGCATAGTAGTATATCCCATATATGCCCATAATGCACCGCCGCCACACAATACAATTCCATCAACTCTATTTAATATTTCAAAAATTAATGGGCACTTATCTGATATAAACGCATCATACTTATGTTGAGTATTATTTATAATATTGATTGGGGGCTGCTCTATAACAGTATGTACTAATTTGTGATTTTTTGGCAATACCACAGAGCCGCTAATAATTGTAGGCGTATGTTCTATGGCTATATTATCTAGTTCAATAAGACCTTCTATATCTGAGATATAGTGTCTTCTGTATTGTTTATTTATATCTATTAACTCCTGCAAATTCATTATTATTTAACAAATTAAATACTATATTCAAATATATTTTATAATTATGCATAATTATAAAAAAAATTAAGTGTATTATAATTATTGTAATTATTGCGTATTCAATAATCACCTTCCCCGTCGTCTTCGTCGTCTTCGCCCTTGTTCTCGCCCTCGCCTTTGTCCTCGCCTTCTTCTCTGGCACCCATTCCTTCTTCTCTGGCCTGATTTATTATTCCTTCTTGGGCGGATTCTTCTTCCAAGTGTAGATTTTGTAGTATTAGTGCAATATCACTAATATCAGTATCGCTACCACCACTACTGCTACAACTATCACCACTACTGCTACAACTACCATCACTACTGCTATAACTACCACCACTACTACTACCATCAATACGGCTACTGCCTGTATTAGGATGACTAGGTGCGGCAACCATCTCCCGTGCCTGTGCCTGTAGTCTACTCATAAGAGTATTTACATTGGCATAGTCTTCAAAGACTAAAATCCCATCAAGTACTTTAAGAAAGAAGATTTCATCTAATCTAAAAGCTATTTGAGGAAGTTTAAGTTCCCATTCCTGTGTTACTCTACCGTGTCGCCTCATGTGCACTGCTCGTACTAATCTACTAATTGTATCTATTACAGCATTCCTTGTTTGCCATAAATGGGTATTAGCTGATGAATATTTAAATACTGTCACACCCAATCCGCCTACTAAATTTTGTTGTTGTGGGACTTGAGCTGGTGATTGTGGGACTTGAGCTGGTGGCCGTGGGGCTTGAGCTAGTGGTCGTGGAGCTTGAGCTGGTGGCTGTGGAGCTTGATCTGATGATCTTAAGCATTTTCTCTCTTCTTCTTCTTCTGTAAAAGCTTCTTGGCATTTCCGCTTTTTTGATTCGCTTTGCTGATGGTTTTCCATTATGGTAAAATATATGTTATCTACAGTATATAATTTTAACTATCAAATATTGTAATGAATATTTATCCTAAATAAATATATAATTCTTTTAGGTGGAGCTTCCTTGCAATCTCTATGCAATGGGTTTTGAGTTAAAAAAAAATGCAAATAGTCTTTTTTATGAAGTTTTTACTTTGTCAAAGTCTTTTTTGTGAACTTTTTGGAGGCCGAAAAGACAAAGTCTTGTAGGGCGGTAAAACGGGTCGCTCTGCTCGCCTGTCTTTTTTGTGGACTTTTTTTTAAAACGGGTCGCTCTGCTCGCCTGTCTTTACCTAAAACAGTGCTTTCTGAAATCTTTCATGTTTTCATCGGGAATTACCTCTTGTAGAAATTTAGCATATGGTATATTTTCTAGCCTTGATCGTATATAAAATAATGTATATACGCCACATTCTGTACTAGACATTTGATGTTCTAATTTATGAACTTTGGCCAAAATGACTTTATTATTTCTATTAGAGTCTTTTAAATATTCTTCTAATTCAATTTTTTTAGCATCCATCCATGCATTAATTGAATCTTGAGGTGAATTTGCCGCACTATTAAAAAATTCAATAGTCCATGGGTCTTCTCCATTTTGGGGTCTCATATCAATAAATAATGCCATCCAATGAATTCCTTTTCCTGAACTAACATCAGTATTAATTGCACATCCAAATGTTCTGCATGGTACTGTCATTTTTCCTAAAATTGTAGATTTTGCTTTCTGCCCTAAATAAATTTCATGCATTTTATATTTATTTAAATCATCATTAGTAGTATTAAAATCAATCATAGCAAATGGACATGGGAAAAAATCTTCAAATTCACATGCCCAATCTTGTAAATTTGAATCAATATCCTCATTACTTAACCAATCTGTATTATTTCTTGGACCCTCTGGTTTAAATCTCGTATTTATATTTTCATTTAGGTCCGATTTATTTACTATATGAGAGTGTATTGCAAAATGATTAAACTCTGGATTTGTAACTATACACATTTCATTATCGCATTTTAATTTTTTTTTAACAGATTCTATTTCATTTTTAATAACATCCGTATGTGTTTTTATAAAATCAGTAATGGATTCAGCATTTTGCATATCATCAACAATATTAGTAGTTGTTGTATCATTATTATCTGCATTACTATCTTTTTCATTATATTTCACCATAGCAACTACTATATTTGGTGAAGAGCATATCCCTGTACCTAAATTATCTATATGGGATGCGCATTGATTATCTTTAGTAGATACATATTTATTTAAATTGATTTTAGGTCGCGCATCTCCAGCATTTTTTATCTTTTTGCCTTTTTTATTACTTTTTTGTTTACTATTGCTCCCCATTATTATAATTTATTATAATTTATTATAATTTATATAAAAAGTGTTATATTATAAATATAATAATATATAATTATAATAAAAAATGAATTTATCTTGTGCGGATGAGGCATATAGATTAAATTCTGTATTGGATAATTTTGTTGAGCTCTACAAACATATGAAACAAAGGGATGCAAATTGGTATAAAGCTATGGGTACAACAATAGGAGGTTCTGAAATATCATCATTATTAAGTATATCCGAAAATGAAGAATTGCGCAAATATAAAAGTCCATATAGCAATTTTATAGAAATTGTTAATAATAAAATTGCTATATTGAGGGGTGATAGGGTATGGCATGAGGGCGGCGTAGCATGTTGGTGGGGCACTCTATTTGAAGAGATTATAACTATGATAGTAGAAATAGAATTAGGAAATAAAATAAAAGGCGATTCTATATGTATACAATTAATTAATGGTCATAGGAATAGCCCTGATGGTTATATTGTTGCTCATTTTTGTGAAGATGTAGATGCTATAGGTAGTGGCAGCAGTGGCAGTAGTAATGCAAAAACAAGATATAAATTATACACTACAGATATGGATCCAACATTAATTTTATTTTCTCGTATAATAATGTTAGAATTTAAATGCCCAATAAGTAGAAAACCTACTATGGAAATTCCAAAATATTATATTCCTCAATTATGGTCAGGGCTATCAGTATCTCCTATTGCATCAATGGGGCTATTTATTGATTCCATTTTTAGAAAATGCTCGCTTGAGATGCTAGGACATAATACTGATTATGATACAATATACCATAATAAAGATCAAACAATTGAAATTGGTAACCCTATATGTTGGGGGCTTATAGGTATGTATTCTGTAAATAATCCCCCATCATTTATAGATATGGGAAATATATCATATTCTAATTTTAATTTTATTATGGGAAATATAAATAACCATACAATAAAAACAATAAATTCTGTCCCTTGGTTTCCTGACATTCATAATAGCAGTAATGGTAGTAATGGTAGTAATGGTAGTAATAGCAGTAATGGCAGTAATGGTAGTAATAGCAGTAATGGCAGTAATGGTGATAATGGCAGTAGTAGCAATAAAAAAAATACAAATATGCCTCAAAGAGGAAATACGGCATCTATAGATGTAGAAATAGAAAAATTAAGATTATTAACTCCAAAAAATTGGCATTTTTTGGGAGTATTCCCTTGGAAGTTATTTCATTCTTCATATTTACCAATTCAGAGAAGGTGCGGCTTTTTAAAAGAAATTATACCACTTATTGAAATTGTTCATAAAACTGTATTAGAGTCTTGTATTTAAAAATTAGTGGTACATTGATGGGTGGCTCATAAAGTGCTGCCTAGGTCCCATTCTCCCCATTCTCCTTCCTCTCCTTCCTCCCATTCCTCCCCTTCCTCCCATTCCTCCCATTCCTCCCATAATTCTATTAGCAAATGTATTACTAGTACTACCGCTAGTAGTGCCAGATTTGCTACTACTAGTAGTGCCAGATGTACTACCGGACACAGTTGGCGCCATTGGTATATATGTACTATATGGCATAATATTTGGATTTTTGACATTTCCTAATTTAGTTACTACATAATTTACTGTGCAGGTAAATGGCGATTGTGTGGCTAATGCTCCAGCGACAGGTGTAGAAAATAATTCCTGCCCAATAATATAATATGTTTGAGTTAATGGAGTATTTACATATATTGTAATAGTGGGCATATTCATATAAGACCCAGCCTGAATTATTGAATAATTAGAAGATGGTAAATTACCACCAAATCCCAATGCATATACACCAGTCCCTTCAGGATCATATGAAGAAGGAGAATCTGGCCAAACATCACCAGTGGTGCTATTTTCACTACTATTATTTATCATAGGTGGGGGGCTTGCAGAGGTGCTGCTTGTTGTTGATAATCCCATACTATAAGTGGTTAAATTTGCACCAACTGCATTTGCAGCATATATGGAAGATGCACTTGAATATATAGAAACATATAAAGTAACTAACCAATATCCTGGCGAAAATGTAATCGCCCCATAATTATTATGCCAACCTGCTGCTGGCTCAGCGGTTCCACCAGAGCCAGAATATACAAAATAACAAGGATTTGTAGCGGTTCCAGTCATAACCGTTTGAGAATTATTATTATTTTTAATTACGCCTAACATCATTAGTATGATTAATAATAATACAATTGCAGCAATAACGAATCCAATAGTACCCAATATAGGTGGATTATGTGCTTCATGGTGCACATGCACTACTGTTTGCTGATCATTTGGTTGCACAATCTTAGGGCCTGAACCTCTTCCGCCATATCCAAATTTGCCACCATACATTTTTTAATAAATTTATTTAATATATATATATATATTATTAAAAAAATAAAAAATAATTAATAATTTATTAAAAAATTCTATGCAATTATTTGACTCCGTCAATGAGTTTTTGGGTGAAGCCTTTGCTAAAGGCTTATTTACCTCTCAGGTTTATACAATTCGGCTTTAATTAATCTATACACGGGAGCTTCTAAAGATGAGCTAGATAATCTAATAACTTCTACAATTTGTCCGTCTCTCCCCCCTAGCCAAACAATAGGTGGATCAAATTCATATATGGTATATATATCATTTGCTTTAATATATTCTGAAAATAGATTATCTTGAATTTCTCGATCTTCCATAATTCTATGCCTTGGTACTGATATATGATTAGGGATATCAACTAAGAAATTATGATACGGATACGCATTATATATAGCCTTTTCGCCCTTAAAATCTTTTCCAATTTCATTCATTTTTAATTCGGTCATTAATTTAATAAATGCACTTTTTAAAAATTCTGATTTTTCTGTAATTATAATAAATTCATCCAAATTATTATCCTTATCTAATGCATAATTATCAATTATTTTTTTTATATTTTTATTTTTTTTCTTTTTTTCATCATCATCGGATAATATTAAAAATACAACTAAATTTCGCTCGCCTCTTGGTACTGTCCGCATTGCATCTATTTGAATAAATCCTGCATTTTTTATATTATTAACGATCATATCATTAAAATCTCCTATTTTTTTACTTTTTGATAATGCTTCCGTTTGCGACGTTTGCGCCGCTTGCGATGCTTCCACTCCCTGCATCTCTTCTATAATAGAGTTATCTATATTGGCATTATCTATTAAAGTTAGTCCCCTATATGGTAAAAACTTAGTTAATAAAATTTCCACTATTGTATTATGCAAATTTTTTTTAAAATAACTCGACATTATTATATATATATTATATACTATATACAATATATAATTCAAATATACATTTAATAATTAATTAATTATTATTTTTAATTAATATTTTTAATATTTTTAATAATATAATATATATATAAAAATTATAATTTTTTTTCTATCTAAAATTGTTTAAAGTTAATAAATATGAATAGCTCACCACCAATGATGGGTGGCCCTCATATGCATGGAATTAGCACTACACATTCAGATCATGATAAATATTCAATGGTACTAGCTTGTTTTATTGTAGTAATGGTATTTCTTATTTTAGTGATAGCACTATTAGGAGTCTCTGCACATAGGCAGGGAAGTATGTTAAATAATTCAAATACAGCAATGGCTCAAATAACTTCTTTAAAGAAAGCACTAGTTACGGCAAAAGGGGCTCAGAAAGCAGGGGCAACAATGCCAAGAAAGGCTGGATTTAGCAATGGACTTATGGGAACTAATGGTGCTCGTGAATTTGGAGGATCTATTGGAGCTATGCACCCTGGTAATTGGGGATCAGATTCTGCATCAAGATTAGCACAAGTTAATCAGGGTGGCGATATGATTGGTACAGGCCAAGGCCTTAGAGCTATTATTGGTGGAGAATGTAGTAGTGCAAATGGTAGCTGTGGAGCAAATGATAATTATATGGCTTATTCGGATAGCACTGGTGGTATGAATTTACCTTTAGATGGGATGGGAGGATCTGGGGGTGATAATGAACTAATCTTCTTTAAAGATGTCCTTGGTACAATTGCCCAAGATGTTCACGTTAATAAAGTTAATAATGGTACAAATATGGGCGCAAATATGGGTGCTCGTGCACAAGGTGCTCGTTCAAATGCGGCAGCAAATGCTGCTGCTCGAGCACAGGGCGCTCGTGCAAATATGGCTTCTCAAAGACAGAGTTCTAGTACTGCACCAATGCGTATGTAAATATTTAATTTAAACATAAATTTTATGTTTAATATATAATTCTTTTTTTAAAATGGAAGAAAATATACTTCCTGATGATATGCAAGAAATGCTATTACCTGAGGTGAGTAAAATTCCTCAAGTAAAAAATGTACAATTTTCTAGTTCTGAGCATTTATCGCCTAAACCAAGTTATTCACAAAATAATTTCCCTATAAATTATTCACAAAATAATGCTCCTATGAGCTATCCACAAAATAATGCTCCTATGAGCTATCCACAAAATAATGCTCCTATGAGCTATTCTCAAAATAATAGCTCAACTAATAATTCAAACAGTAATTCGCAAAGCAATGGTGCGCAAAATAATGGTGCACAGAACAATAATGGGGTTAAAAAAAAAAATACATTTATTAAGATGAGCAATAATGTATCTAAATATCCTAAATGTTATTTAATATTAATAATATTATTAATATTAATAATATTAATTATTTTTATATATTATAGAGGAATATTATTTTTAGGCCCTTATTGTCCAAATAATGTAAGATCATCAAAATTTAAGAATAGAGAACTAAAAAAAGAAGCATTATCATCTACTAAAAATAAAGATGATAAATTAATACAATCCCTAAAGCTATAAATAAGCCTTTTAAAAAAGGCTTTACCCAAAACCCATTGCATAGTTTTTCACTTTGTGAACATGTCGCTAACTTTTTTTAAAAAAAAAATTCATTGATGGAGTTTGAATTAAAAAAAAGTTCACAAAAAATCCATTGACGGAGTCAAATAATTGCATAAAGGCCTTTAATCGACATTTGTTCTATGGATATCGATATCTATCATATCCCTACGCTCTTCAATAAAATCAAAGAGCCTTGTACTCTTTACTAAAAATATATAACATCCAGATTCTTTACATTTATTTATAGCCTTTTCAGAATAAGTATTGTTTGGTAATATGCTAAAATCTTGCATATATTCATTAATTCTATTTAATACTCTTTCTAATTTTTTTGCATCTTCATCTATATCATATAAATCATATAAGTTACTAATAATCTCCATAAATGCATCCCTATTAATATTTGGGACATTTGTCTTTGATGCTGGTCTAAAGTGGCAAATGTATCGACGTTGCCATTTATCAACAACTTTTTCAACTATGCCTCGTTTATGTTCAGTTATATATGGCCATGGAGCTGGAACTGGCACGCTTTTATTAATAGATAGAAATGCATCAAGAGTTTCACCATCTGTCGGATTTATTCTTATACTTATTAATATAATACAATCTCTTAATGGGCACCGTATGCCTTGTTGTTTTTCAAATTGCTTAATATATTCAGTAATTGCGCACATTCTATGCAATCCATCATATACAAATAAAGATGCCATTTTATCTTTACTGTTAGAAGAATATATAAAATAAATAAGCCAATCTGTTGAATTTCCTTTCTCGATATATTCTATAATTTCTGTAACTCTTACCATATCAGGTGGCCTATTATATTTCCATCTAGACCATTTAAATTGAATAATATCATCTATTAAACAACTACCTAATAGATGATTTTCTTTATATTGAGTAATAATATTTATTCTAAGCTGATAATTTATTTTAACCCCTTCTGATGGAATTTCAGAGCTATACCCTCTAGACGCCTTTGCGCCAGATGCCGACTTTTTTGTGGATATATCTGGATATTTATCTAATATTAGTGAATTAGTTGACATATTTTTTATATAATATTACTTTGTAATATATAATTCAAATATAGAGCCTTTTAAAACTCATTGCATAGAGGTCGCCTAGTTTTACCCAAAAGACTTTTTTAAAAAAAAGTTCACAAAAAAATCTTTTTTTTAATTTAAAATATTATCCATATTTGATAATATAATACTATATAAATAATAAATATGGGCAATATTTTTGGTAATGATTTTAATACTAATTTGACCACCACTATAGAAGATAACACCACCACTATAGAAGATAACACCACC